TTCACCCTTCGCACGGCACCGGATCATGCGTTCCGCGATCTGCGTCATCCAGGGGTTGCCTGTCTGGTCGTCTGTGGTCGGCGGGGCGATCCTCTGATGCGCCGCGATCCGCATCTGGTAAGTCGTATCCGGCACCGGCCCAAGACGAAGCTGCTCATTGAAATAGGACCAATTCCAGGGCTGACCCCGCATCAGTCCATTCTGGTTGAGCACTTCGATTTCGGTGTCCGTCCTTCTCGCGATTGGCCATGGGATCGACCCGATGTAGAGGATCAGGTAATCCCATGCCTGTAATGTACTCATTCCGGCCACGGCGATCGGTGACGTGGTATCGCCATAGAACTCCTGACCGACCGACGTGTTGAACACGATGTCGCGAGTTTCCGAAAAGAAGAACCGCTCGGGCTGATAGACTTCGATCGCCTCGGTGATCTTGTCCCGGATTTGGCTATCGAGATCGGAGCGCGCGATCTCGTCCGTGATCTTGTCGACCATGTATCCTTGCGTGCCGACAGCATGGGGCGAGGCGACCATGGCGTGATGCCCTTATGACAGGATCGGTCTCGGCGACGTTGCCGCCTTGAGCACCTGCCAGTTGATCTTCAGCGTGCCGGAAATGGCTTGGGTGACGTGGGCGTTAGCGACGATGATGACGACACTGCCGGCCGCCGGAGTGACCGACGTGACGGTCGGAAACCCTTGGGTATTTGTGCCATTTGACACATCTACGGTAACGATGTCTGCGGCTGCGATCATGCTGTTGGTGAGCGTCATCGTGTAGCCGGATGATGTGGCCGTGCTGAGGACTTCCGTAGTGATGACGCCAGCGCCGCCGTTGGCGGTCGCGGCATTGGCAGTCGAGGTAGCATTGGCGAATGTGACCACCGGCACAGCCATGGCGACGGCAGAGTCCTGATCTTGGAAGTTGGTTCCAGTTGTTCCAGCAATTGCGGGCATAACATGCCTCCTTTTGCGAGCTGCGAGAGAGCTATGCCGCCGCGCCGGCCATAGCGGGTTGATCGATCAGACGCAGCGCTGCGGACTTGACCCTGAGATACGTTTCATCGGGTGGCGATTCATCGCCATAGATGCGTTGAAAATTGCCGGCATTGGCGAGCTGGTGGCTATCACGCAGCGCGTAGGATGCCCCGAGGCCGGCGAGAACTTCGAGCGAAGGCTCCGGCAGACCGAGTGCGCTGGCAATCTGCCTGGCCTGCTCCACACGATGCCCTCGCGTCTTGGAAAACACGCCAGCCCAAAAGCCAAAATCCCGGCCCCGTGTCGTCTTGCCATGTATGCCCGCGAGCGAAGCCGGCACTTTGAGTGAAAGGCCGCCGCCAATCATCTGATCTATTTCCTCGATCCAAGTGTCGTCCCACCAGAAGGGAAATATTGCAGGCGACAATTTCCAATCGATGGCGGCCAGCCATTTGCGCGGGATGACAGGGGTGATGCAAGCGAGGTTATCGGGATGCGTCCACCACAGGACGCGCTCGGGGTGCATGCTGGACGCCTGGGCGAGGACATCATCCCATGACGGCGTTATGCAGAACTGCCAGTCTGCGGGAATGGTCACCAGATCGGCATTGCGACGGGCCCCGACAATGCGGTTAATGATATGCCCTCGGGTGAGACCGCGATTACCTACTAGGTTTATGATCGGCAGATTGTCTGTTCGCAAGATTGACAGCGCATCGTGACGGGTTTCGTCATCACTATCAAATCCCAACGCTAATTCGATATCGTGATGCCCGCTCCGCAGTCGCCACAGCGCCATGACCGCGCCGATGAGCGCCGCCGGGCGGGCGCGGGTGACGATGGCAATAGTGATTTTCATCTATCCACCCACCATAAAAAGAAAGAAAACGCAGTCGCCGCAAGGGAAAACATAATGGCTGCCTCAACCCATCTCACTTCGGCCGCCACACAATCACCGAATACCCATCGAGGAACAGGCTACCGATGCCGGTGCGCTTCGCCGTCAGTATTTCGATCGCTCCGTCCGCCGCCTTCTTGCGCAGGTAATCCAACAGCCCTGAGAGATACCCGCGCTTGCGCGCATACTGAATCGAAAGGTAATCCATCAGGTCGGCCGGATCGAGCAGTTCGTTGATCGGCTCGATGTGAATGACGACGCCTGGCTCGCGCTCGATCAGCCAGTCGATGAAGGCATGAAAGCGGTCTCCGGTCTGCTCCAGGGCTGCCGCGGTGAAGACGCCGGCACCATAGAGGAGTCCGAACTCGCCCTGCGGCTTGAATAGATCGAAATTGCATGCCAGCACCCTGCCCCCCAGCTCTTCACGATTGGCATCCACCACTTGTTGCGACGATCGTGCCCAGTCCAGCGCATGTAGGATCGCGCGATAATTGACACGACGGGCGGCAATCAGGTTGTGCCCGGTGCCGCAACCGAATTCGAAGATATGCGAGACATCGCGGAAGTGCTTATCAAATAGCCAGTCCTTGATGATTCCGAACGCCTCATATTCGAAGCGAGAACCCACAGGATCGATCAGCTCGCGACACCACCGCACCACCGGGAATTTGCCGAAGTATTTTGGGACCAGAGAGCCACCAAGGTTCTCCGACCAGCCCCTTTCCCATACCGGCAGACGATGCTCCCCCGACCGGTCGAGATCACGCTCGGCCAGCGCCTCGACCACGACGCGCAGCCATTGGTCGCGCTTAGACGCTGGGATTGGCCGATAGGCGAAATCGAACGCCTTGATGCGGCCCGCGACATAACCTGAAATGTCTTCGTTGAATGCCACGGCAAAGTCCCGCGCGTCGAGACGCAGGGATGTCTTATACTGAATGTTCATTAGGCGGCAATCCTCACAAGGGTCGGCGCATTGCAGTCCTTGTCCGACACCATTTTAACCATTTACCTATTTGTATTAGACATTTCTTACATATTTGATATTCATTAGATTTAAGTTTAACTCCACAAAACCAACAGTGCGTAGGATTATATGTTGACATTACGCGGCAATCCTCGCAAGTGGCGGCGCATTCCTGTCCTTCTCCGACACGATCGGAGGATGCTTCGGATCGATCGGCCATTCGATGCCGATGGCGGGATCGTTCCACAGCAATTCGCGGGCAAACTCCGGCCGGAAATAGGTCGTGCACTCATAATGCACGACGGCGCCGCGCGAGCCGCACAGGAACCCGTGGGCGAAGCCAGGCGGAACCCAGATGGCGAGGCGGTTCTTATCATCGATCCGGGCGCCCGCCCATTTTCCGAAGGTTTTAGAGCCGACGCGAAGATCAACCACGGCATCAAAGACCGAACCACGCAAGCAGCGCACCAATTTTCCCTGCGCCCGGAACAGTTGCCAATGAAGCCCGCGCAGCGAATGCGGTACCGAATAGCATATGTTCGCCGCCACGAACTCGACGCGACGCCCCACTAGGTCGGACAACTCTTTGACGCGATGGCCCTCGAACCGGCAACCGCGTTCGTCCTCGTAGGCTTCCGGTTCGAATAGCATCACACCGGGAATGGGGAGACGGGCATACAGTTTCATGCGGCAGGCACCGCGCTGGCAAAATCCAACTCCTGCCCCGCGCCTGAATTCCGTTGGTCCTTCATCGCCGCGATCGTCCGGTCAAGGCCGATCTCCAGCGGCGTGAATTCTGGAACGCCAAATTCGTGCGCATATCGGGTCAAAGCGACAGAGACCTCATCTGGTGCCCCAGATAATGGCAACTGCGTACAAAGCTCCACCTGTGCATTAAGCCGTCGTGCAATCATGTGCGCCAGCTCCAAGATCGTCACCCTGGATACGCCACCCACATTGTAGACCGCCTGCTTGCCCTCCATGAGAATGTTGAGCAGCATCGTCACTGCATCCTCGACATAGCAATAGGTGCGGATGGCCGATCCCTGATCGCGAAGCTGGATCACGCCCGTCGTCATCGCCTGGCGAATGAAGTCGAACATGACCCGCTTATCGTCCCATCGCGCCGGGCCATAGACCAGCGACACGCGGGCGATCTTGGCATCGACACCCTTCGCACGCAGCGCATGGACGATTGCCTCCCCGCAGCGCTTCGCCTCGATGTAGCAGGCGCGGGGATGGTCGGGTCGCGTGGTGCCGATGTCAAGTTCGGTGTGCGGGATGCGCTTGCTGCCGCTGTAGATTTCGGAGGAGGAAAGAAAGATTGCCTTCCCGCCGCGCTTCAGATTGCCGATTGCGCGATTGAGGCCGGTCGTTGCGACTTCAACCGTTGCGACAGGCTGTGCCATAAACCGCTCCGGTTGCCCATACCCGGCTGCGTGGACAACATAATCCACCATTGGATAATTCTGCTTGGGAACGCCACGCTTCGGTTCGAATGTTGCGATTTCATGTTTAAGCAGACGCCTCACCAGCGCCGACCCGATCAGTCCTGTTGCCCCTGTAACGATCGCTGTCCTCATGGTTTTCGCAGCCTCATGCTTTTGCGTTCAATTAGCGTCCATCCATAGCGCTGGGATACAGCCTTGACCCACTGACGAGCCGCCTTGAAATTAACCGGGCTCACATTCTCGTAATAACTCAGATTTATAGATAGCCCTCCGTCATCCATAACGTACACCGCTGTGCCCCACTTCCGGCGCCTAAGTTCATACCCAACAAATGGTCTGGACAGATCAAGGCCAAAGACATCCGCCACCACCTGCAGCGATGCAGGTGTAACGAACCGATCACGACGGCGAACTTTTTCAAGATGATGGACTGTCACTCGTTAATTTCCGCAGCCTCACATACCCAAGATCATTCCACGTCACACTCGTACAGATCGCGGCATTGACTTCCTCGACATCCTGCGGCGCAAATACCATCATTCCCGGCACTTCCGCCATCAACTTCAAGTCTTCCGGGCACCGATGCGTCGGCCCCAGCGTCGGATAGTCATTATCTGCGCCCACCGTGACGAACAGGCCCGGCAGCTCTTGCGCCCCGAAATCGATGTAAATTTGCTCATACGCCCGCCGCACCAGGAACGGCGCGATCGAATGAACAATCGGATAGAACCCTTCCTTGGCCAACCCTGCCGCCATCCCCACCATGGTCTGTTCGGCGGTGCCGAGATTGTAGCAGCGATCTGGATGTCTCTTGAACGAGTCGCGGAAGGCATGAACACCTATATCCCCAAGCAAGAGGACAATGCGATCATCATCCGCCAGAAGCTTTTGGACCGAGATGGTAAATTGCTTGCGCATCGTTTTCTACCTTCACCGCATAAAATGTCTCGCCGAGACGGCGCACACCAGGAAATCGTTCCGTCACTGCCACCCTCGCGCTTTCGAGATACGGATAATCATCAAACACCATTGCGCCGCCTGCTACCATGCGCGGCCATAAACGATCGATGCAAGCACAATATGTCTCATACTGATCGCAATCCACATGAACAAAGGCGATATTTTGAAGATCATCAGGCAGAGTCGAGGGAAACATTCCAACATGGAATTGCGCCCGCGGGATCGACGCTTTCACCCGCTCAAGCGAGACATCCGCAAAATCCCCGATGCGGTGCCTGTCGATATCGCACGCCAGGGGGATGCCTGTGAAACTGTCGAACAGATGCAGTTCGCGGCTCTGATGCTCCGCAATCTGCCAAAGCACGAAAGCCGAGCCACCGCGAAACACACCGACTTCGACGAAGCATCCGGCTGGCGTCATTGCCGCAACCGCTGCCATCGACGCCAACCGGTGCGGCAGGATAACGGATGGCGGTGGCGCGATCTCAGCCAAGGTATAGGTGACGGTTTTGCGGTAATCGGAGAGGTCACGCATCGACCATCTCCCCCAGCAATTCCGGCATTTCCGCCGCAGTCGGTGCCCGATGGTGCCACGCCCGCGGATCGCGCTCCATCACGGGAACGCCGCGGCCCTTGATGGTTTGCGCAACGATGCAGTTCGGCGATGTCCACCGCTGCGCCCGCGCAGCTTGCTCGATATCATGGTGATTATGCCCGCAGATGTCATCTACATGCCACTCGAATGCTTCGAACTTGCGCCCGAGCCCGCCCATGTTAACGATGTCATCCCCGGAGTGATTGTGGTCGATGATGACCGTCAAATTGTTCAATCGATGTTGCGCGGCAAGCGCTGCCGACTCCCACGTCGTTCCTTCAAGCGCTTCCTGATCTCCGATCAGGCAGAACACCCGCGCATTGGATTTCCGTATCTTGAGCCCCAGCGCCATCCCCACCGCCATCGGCAGGCCATGCCCCAGCGATCCCGTGGTCGCCTCCACCCCCGGCACTTTCAGGCAGTCCGGATGCCCGTCCAATTCAAAACCAGGCACACAAAACCGATCGAGCCACGCCTTGGAAAAGAAGCCCTTCTCGGCAAGCACGGCATAGAGCGCGAGGCAGCCGTGGCCCTTGCTGAGGATAAACCGATCGCGGATCGGATTATTCGGCGCCCGCGGCGTATATGTCAGCACCCGGTCATACAGCACCCAGACAATATCCAGGATACTCAGAGCCGAGGGGATGTGCCCCTCGCCGGCATGATGGGCGGTCTCGATGATAGTGCGGCGCAGGGCTTCGATCATTCTGCCTCCTCAAAATTATCCAGAAAATACTGCCTCGCCACCAACCACTGATCCTCGTAATTTTTTGGGTTGCGAGCTATCATATCGCCCGTTTTCGGCGATCCGCTTTTGCGGTCAGGTTCCGAAATAGAGACCCCAATCAAAGCTTCGCCGTCAACATAGGGACGCAGTTCGGCAATCTGCTTTCGACGGTATTGCTTAAAGGTCATTCCGCCGCCTCCGACTGCAGCACTTCCTCAGCCGTCGACAACTCATTCGCGATGTACGACTGCTCGTTGCTTTCCTCGCTCACCAGATTGATTCGCCGCGGCTGCGCCCCCAACCAATTCGCCACCGAGTTCGTGAATTCGACCGTACCGATATGGGCCGTCACGATGTCCGGATCGATCCAAACCTCTCCCCCAAGTTTACGCCAGCGCCGGCAGAACGTCACGTCCTCGCCCCACCAATGATGGTTCTCAATCTCGTATTCGAACAGCGCGATTGATTTTCCCCTCTTGACATTTGGATTGACGAACCATCTATGACGATAACGATCATTCATCTGATATATGCACTGCCGCGTCATCCGGATGATTCCGGTTCCCACGCTCTGCACTTCCATTAGCCCATTGGGCGCACGCTGCATCGGCGTGTTGTGCAACCAGCGCACCGGCCATTTCAGCGGCTCTGTCCTCGACCTGCACGGCGCCGCCACCACATCGACATCATGATCAAGCAACCGCAAAAAATCCGCAGACGAGCAGTAATTGTCCGCGTCGCACATAACCAGATCGGTCGCGGTGCTCTCTAGAAACAGAGAAACGGCCGTATTGCGTGCGTGTGGAATCATGGCGTCGCCGATGATTTCCATAATCGCAGAACCCCATCCGCGCTTCGCGACCTCGTTTCCGGCTGCAACCACGGCATTCTTGACCGCGCAATGCACTTCGCCGGTATAGGCAAAGATCGCAAATTGAACGCTTCGCTCCGACATAATTCCTCCCGCTTGGATGAACAGGGCGGCACCAGCCGGTGCCGCCCCTTCGTGTTACGCCTTGAGAATCAACACTTGGAACTGCAGCGTTCCGGACAGCGGAAGGCCGGCCGATACCGTTGCAGCCGCATTGTAGACGCGAACGATTACGTTGCCCGAGCCAGCGGTGGCGTCCATGATAGTGGGACCGCCGGACGTGTTCGTGCCACCCTTGGTGAGCGTTGCAAACACGATGTCTCCGATCGTGACCTGCGTATTGGTGATCGTGCAGGTGTAGACCGTCTGGCAGGGGGTAGTGATCGATTCCGTCGTGACAATCAGAACCTTTGTGGTGCTGGTGGTCACAACGCCGTTTGCGAGGGTGGAAAGCGTCGACGTTACCGTCGACGAGGACGTGGCGATATTTCCTTGGGCGGCCACATTGCCATCGATCGAGAAATTCGTTGCCATGGTTATGTGCTCCATCCGCCTTCGAATTCGATCACGATGACCGCTTGCCCAGTGGTTGCCGCGCCGCCGGTCTGTGTGTACATCACGAATACATCCACATCAGCAGCGGCGGTGAGGGAGCGACCCCAGCCGCGCGTGACAACAGTCACGCCGGTTGCAGCCTCGTTCACATCGCCTGCGTTGACGATGTTGTTGTACGAGGTCGCATTGGTCCCGACCGTGAGGACGTTCGTCGTGCCCGCATTGAATGCGGTCACGATTTCCACCCAAACCCCAAGGATGAACGCCCCTTGCGGAAGCGCATCGGGACCGAACACGACGCCGGTTCCAATTCCGACATCGTTCCAGTTCACCGTCTTGCGCATGGTGTTAGATACGTTACGCGGGTCCTGTCGAGCAGACAGGCCACGCAGGTCAACATTCGTTGCCATGTGTGCTGTCTCCTCTTAGGTGTGAGCTGCGGCATAGGTCGACATGACCACGCAGCCATAATCGGAACCGTTGAAGCGGGTTTTCTTCAACCCCCAGATGCTGAGGGCGGATACTTCCAACCTCCGCTTGTGGTCAAAGAGTTCCTCATTCCAGAGATACTTTCCGCCCGCATGCTTCATGCCATAGCCGACACAAGCCGCTTGCGCGCCGAGCAACACCGCCCGGCGAACCGTCGTGATTGCCGCGGCCGTGGACGAATTAACGCCCGTGGTCACGTCATAGGACGACTTGAGGATGACGGAGTTGTATTCGCCTATCGCTCCATCGTAGAGCGGCGAGTTTTTACTGCCGTCGCCGGTCATCGCGGCCTTGGTGATATCGAGCCACTGGCCGGTGCTGGTGTTAGTTCTCAGGTCCGTGACCTGATATGGGTGTAAATAGGCGCCTTGGGTTCATTATAGTTCGCTAAACTATAACCGTTTCCTTCCCATAAAAGGAAACCGCTTACATTTACATGTAAGAGCAGACTATATCACCACCCCAATTCTCGGGGGCCTCGCGCTTCGCGTCGCTTGACGCTACGAGCTTTCGCTCTAGTCGTTGAACCTTCTGTGATTGATGCGGACAGATACCACCATTAGCATGCTTGGCCCAATTACAATTCCGACATAGAATTTGGAAATTGCTTGGGTACCCATTATCGACCAGCCATTTATAAAGACGGGTTGTACCAATTACCTTTCGGTGTTTATTCCCATCGTTATTGACGTGGTCAATGGTCAGGAAGATACGTTCTCTCTCACCACAACATGCACATTGTCGCCCATAATGATCGAATACCATATCTCTTGATTTTTGATTGTAAGCCACGCTCCACCTATTGTGCTTGTCTTTTACTCCCTGAGGCCATTTGGAATACGGCCTTGCCATATAGCGATCGTGACTGTTTTTTAGATAGCATTCGATGCATTCGAACCGAGGCCCTATTTTTCCGCTTCGTTTCTTATAAACGTAAAAACAGTCCTCTGACTTGCTTTGTCCGCATTTCTTACACTGCCTCATACGCCCTCCTTTGGTTAAGAGCGCAGTGTATCACAGCTTGGCTGCTGATTGTCCTGCGTGATTCACTTTGTCGCAGGATGTTCCAGCAATTCACGAGGTTATTCGATGCACATTACTGCGCAAAGACGCCTAATTGACGTACCGGCCTTGTTGAACCGCCCGGTAGTAATCGCCGATGTCCGACTTACCCATGGCATTGATCGGGCGCACGAGCGGAGTGGCGGTGATCGCCATTTCCTTCGCTTTGTCGATCATGCCGAGGGTGAACGTATTGGACGAAGTAAGCGACTCGTCGGCGCTTAGAGAGCCCTGCCACAGGATGCGGCTGGAGGATGGCGCAGTCGGCGCCTGGAGGCCGGTATACTTGGTGCGGGCCTCGTTGTTGTTGCCGCAGACCTGATTAAAAAAACTTACAGAAAGACGCTTCGCGTACCAGTCTGCAAGGCCGTCTCGTGCTTCGGCCCGCAGGTCGAAGGGAACACGCTGCTGGTCGATGGTGCGGTCGGACTTGACGCCGGCCACACCCATCAACTCGTTGATGGTAAGTTGCCAGATGTTCACGACGGATCGCTGGGCCGTCGCCGTTCTTTCGAACTGCCCCACCTCGCGGCAGGGAGCGGACTATATCATCACCTCTTGCGAGGGCGGGGGGCTTCGGCCCGCTTGGGCCTACTTCCTTTCGGAATAGTCTCTACACCTTCCGCGACACAACGCAGGGAATCCCATAGATCGGTATATTTGATCGTTTCGACCAACAATGCTTCCGACCACAGTCTCTTGCGGGATAACTGCTTTACTCGCGGCTTGGCTCGGTATTGTCTCTTTACAGAGAGATTCACCGAATTCACCCCGTTTGCTATGGCGGCTTACGCTGCCAAAGGGACCAATAGTCGATCCGTATAGATCGTCAGACTCTCGCCGTTACCTTCGGCGAGTTCGTTTTCGGTGAACCCGTCTTGGGTCATTTGGAGACGCAGGCCGAACGTGACCTGGTCGCCTTTACCCTTTTCGAGTTCCTCTTTCTTGTGAATGATGCTGCCTGCGTCGGTGCCAATCAAAGGCGCGATTTCGGTGTACTTAAGCGCTTCGACCGAGAGTTCCTTTGACCACAACTTCACAGCATATGCGTCATTCAAAGCGAAGGATGTAGTCGCCATGATGATTCCTGCTTGTGAGATTTTGCGGATGAACTGCGGGATACGTGCGCAGACACGGATCGGTCGATGACGCTCACCGAAAGGCGGAACCCTGCCCGTAGGGACACCGGATCGGCGATACGCTCACCGAAAGGCGACACACGATTGACTGAGACTGCCCCATGGTCTTGGTGCAGCGCCGCGTAGAGGTCTGCGTCCATGGGAGAAACGATTTACCGGCCCGGCGCCCCGATCAGGCTGGTGAATTCCTTACGCTGTGCCGCCGTGAGGCTCGATCGCCATGCCGCATATTCGTTGTCGTCCATGTCGGCGAGCTTGGCGAGGTCGATGCCGGCCGGAGCCGGAGCGCCGCCGGCAGAGGACAGCGAGCGGCTGGCGGCTTGGCCGCGCTGGATGGCCTCGACCTGCTGGGTGACGGTGGGCGGTGCGGCAGCGGGAGCCGGGGAAGACGCTGCCGCACCGTTTCCAGTGTGGCCAGCACTCCCAGACGGCAAAGGTGCCGCCGGCGCCGGTGCCTGGAATCCGCGAGCCCTCGCCAGCCCATAGATGATCTGGGCGGGCCCGGCCGCGTTTGGATTGGTCTGTCGTGCCATCAGGGCGCGGGCAACGATATCGCGCTCATCAAGCGTAATGATGCGCATGCGCTCGGCGGGATCGGTGTAGCCGGCGGCGGAAAGCTCTGCGTCACGGTTTGCCATCAGCCAATTGTAGGCTTGGCCGAAGTCGGCCTGCCTTGTGGCGAATTCGCGGGCATCCCGGACATAGGTGGTCTGCAACTCGGTGGCGGCGTCGCGTTCCTGGACGTTGGTGGCAACTTGATCGGTTTTGCCAGCAAGGCCATTCACCTGTTCGCCGAGCCATCGCATGTAGCCGAAGGGATCGGCTTCGGGATCGGGCGGGGCGGCGGGCTGCTGGGCCGGGGGCTCGACTGCCTGCTGAAAGACCTTCAGCCTTTCATCGAGGCGCGCCCATTTCTCGCGCTCGGCTGCGGTTGATGCACGCTCGGCGGCGATCGATGTCTCCCGCGCCTGCAGCTCGCGTTGGAGTTCCTGGCGGCGGGTCTTCTCGCGCTTCCATTGGGGATAGAAGGGAGAGTCCTTGGCGGGCTCGTCATCCTCCTCAACGGGCTCCGCAGGCGTTGCCGATGCAGCCTCGGCTGGGGCCGGCTTCGCGGGTTCTGCCGCTTGGGCAGGCTTCTCCGGCTCGGCAGGGGCAGGCTTTGCAGCATCGTCACCGGCGGCCGGAGGAGTCAATCCATCGCTATTTTTCCCGCCACTTTGCAGGTAATCGATCTCGCCTTGGGTCAATCCCTCATCGAGTAAGGCGCGGGTCTTGGCGTCGGCTTCTGGCATAAGTGTCCTCTTAGATGAAAGCTTCTTGCGGTGCGAACAACGGCGCGTCCTCCCCCGACACATGCGCGATCCTGCGCTTGATGTCGGCGACGTATTCCGCCTCGCGCTCGATCAGGATGGCATCGAAGCCATCGCGCATGCAGGCCATGCCTGTGCTGCCGCTGCCGGCAAAGGGGTCGAGCACAATGCCACCGGGAGGACAGACCAACCGGCACAGATAGGCCATGAGGTCGACCGGCTTGACGGTGGGGTGTTTGGAACTCAGGCGGTCGCCTTTGTCGGCCTTGGCTGTGTAGAAGAAGCGAGCGGCGGAACCGGAATCATTGCCATAGTCGCGCGTTGTCTCATATCCAGCCTTGGCGTCTTGGCCATAGATCGCGCGCTGGCCGATTGGCCTTGTTCCAGCTTTCATTAGCCCGCTTGTCGACTCAGGAAACGCCCCCACCACTTCCTCGCTGCCGTCGTGGATCAAATTAGCAGGCCATCTCCCGATCTCAGAACCACTTTGAAAATCATTACCGTTTCCGGTGCGCCATTGTTCTGGATTTCCGGTCCCGCCATGGTTATTGCGAACCGTGCTTTCTGCCCCCTTCACCCTGCAAGCGCCTATGTTGAGAGCACCAGCACCGTGCGCCAGCACATTGGCTGCCACAGTTCCAATGAGGGGCTTGCGTGCGAGGATGATGGGCTCATGGGCGGGCTTTAGGGCGGTGCCCCAGCCCTGCCATTTGCGGGCGGCGTCGGTGGCGGGGGCGGTGACTAAAACCCCGCCGTTTTCCGTCTCCATCCCGTTCCAGCCGCCGTGAGATTGTTCCTTATGCTCCTGTACCTGTTGTCTCGTTCTACTTTCCCCGACCACTTCCCGTTCCGCCCCCGCGGCCTTGTCGATCGCCTTGCTCACGTCAAGCGACTTCGGAAATCCGCTGCCGTAAAGCCACATGATCTGGTCGCGTATCTCAAATCCAGCGTCCTCGATCGCGCATGCCAAGCGGTGATAGGTGCGGGAGCCGCCGAACGCGAGCAAGTGGCCACCGGGCTTGAGGACACGGAAGACGGCTTTCCAGAATGGAATTCCTGGAACGCCATGGTCCCAGTTCTTGCCCATGAACGATAGGCCATAGGGCGGGTCCGTCACGCAGGCATCGACCGAGGCTTCCCCGAGCGTCGGCAACACATCCAGACAATCTCCGGTAAGTACACGAATCATGATGCCGGCGCTGTCTGTTTCGGCGGCGGTAACACATCCTTATGATGGGTTTCAGCCGCCCACGCCTCAATGATATCGCGGCCTCGTGGAACATGATAGTCGTTCATTATCACTCCCATCGTGCCGGGGAATGCATCCTTATGGTGGATTTTAGCCGCCCACGCCTCAATGATATCGCGGCTCTGCGTTTCCCTGATATCCACTCCGAGCCCCGCCCAATACCGGACGCAATCCAAATTCCTTGGGTCTCGTGGAACATGATAACCGTTCATTATCACTCCTATCGTGCCGCGGAAGGTCATGCTGGCGCCGTCTGTTTCGGCTGCGGCGGGAACGCATCCTTGTGATGCGGTATCGGTGTCAACGCATCGATCAGCGCCCCGACACGGGCCGCGTGCGCGCTGGCATGGTCTGCGGCTTGGCCTGCCTGCTCGCTGCCGACCTTGGCCCGGACATGATCCGCGGTTGCCCGTTCGGTCGCGACCTTGGCATAAGTGTGGGCGGTCTCGGCATTGGTCTTGCCTACATCGGCCTGGGTCTTCATGGCCTCGAAGCCTGACTTGCGGGCTTCGTTCATGGCGGCGGCTAAATCTCCTTGGTGTTTAAGTAACAAATTTTTTGCCATCGCCAAGTCATACATTGCCGTGGCTTCGGTACTCGATGCCTGCTTGTTGAACAACTCGGCCTGCGCCTGGTCCTTACTGGCCTTCGCCACCGCACCGGCTAGCGCCGCCTGCTTCATCTGTTCGACCATCGGGTCGGCCTGCTGCGGCGAGTTGAGCATTTGCCGGATCGATTCCAGCATTGCCTGCGGCAGCGGCGAGAATTCCAATACCTTCAGTAAGATTTGCGGCTGCGCCATCAACTGGTCTTTGAAAGCCGGCAGCAGGTTCGAAATGATAGCCCAGTTCGCTTGCTTCTGGTTCGGACTTGTCGGCGTGTCGTCAACGATCACGTCGTATTCGCCAAGCGTGCGGTCGCGAAGAAGCTGAATCGACTTCTGCCCATCCTGGCCGGTGATGCGGATGATACGGCCGTCACTCAGGAAGTTTTGAATGTAATAGAGACGGATTCGCCCGACGATCTTGCGCATGCGGCGCAGCGCATCGAACATGGTGGCGAGCACCGTCATCCCGGCCTGCTTGCGCATGGCCTCCAGGATGCCGGGCTGGTTCACATCTTTTTGGCCGATCAGTTCCAGATTGATGCCGGACACATCGCGGGTGGCGTTGATGGCCATGTCAAGCAATTGCAGATAGCCCTCGACGTTGCCGCCAGTCGGTTTGGCGACAAACTTGGGACCGTTCTGCCCCGATAGCGCGCCGCGGGCCGCCCATACGATGCCATCGGGACGCGCCCAGTTCTGCTCGGCTTGGCGCTGGTCCTCAAACATGCCGGTTTCGGCAACGATGCCGCCCTTGGCCGTCGAGTTGAGGATGTGTAGCGTTTGGCTCAACCACTTGTTGCCCCACATCTGGGGGTCGCGCAAGGTGCGGACGATGCCAAACCATGTCTTCTTGGTGTGGTGTAGCTGGCCAGTGATGACGGTGCGCGAAAACCGGGCGGGGTCTTTGGCGGGGCCTATTTCCAGGATTTCCTGGCCCAGGAAAGCTTGCTTGAACACCTTGCGCTTGGTTTTAGCGGCCGTGAGTTGCTGCGGGCGATAGCCGGGGATGGCCTGTGCCTTGATGGCCTCGACCTCGGCGTGACGGGATTTCAGCTTGGTATAGGTCGGCCCATCAAGCTTGTGCATCTTGTTGTTGGTGGGATCGGCGACACACCAGCAATCTTCGCGCTCCCACCATTCGAGATGAACGAGGGTGACCTCATCCTGATCGGCTAGCGGGCCGGACGAGTTCTCGTCGCGGACGCGGCGTTCCTCCAGGGTCTTCTGGGGCGTGCCGGGATCGTTGGCGTACGCCCATTTGGCGTCGAGCTGGTCGCGGTTGAAGTCGGGAAAGAGTTGCTGCGCATCGCCGAGCGGCATGGTGCGGACGCGCCAATCGCGGCGGCGATCCACCATGTTCTTTTTCTTTGCTGTGCGGTCCCAGTAGAATTCGAGCGGATCGATCGCCTCCTCGATGTATTTGCCCTCGGCTTCTTCCTCATAGTCCATGCGGTGCTCGAGCACACCCAGGCCGCAGATCAGTGTGTGTTCGAAGGCTTCACTTTCCTCATCCTCGCCGTCGCATTCGTCCGCCATCCATTTGGAGGCGCCGGTCAAGGTTTCGTCGATCGCAGAATCTTCCAGCTTGCGGGGCAGAAATGCAATCTCATGGCGGCCGTTGATCTCCATGCCGGCCACGGCCTTGATGATGGTCAGGCTGCGGTTGAAGACGATGGGGCTGCGGTTCTGGTCCTTGAGAAGGGCTTGGTCCTTTTCGCTCCACTGGTCACCAGCGATGAAGTCGAAGTCCGTTTTGGCCTGGACGCGCCAATCCTTGGAGTGCCGTTCGTCACCCTTGAACCAAGCCTTGAAGACGCGCATGGCCTCCGACTTTTCCAACTCGGACGGACGCATGTCGTTGCCCGGCGCGGCAGACTGATCTGCCTGCGGGCCGTCTTGGGAGGATTTGGTGGCGACTTGCTCGTCAACGTCGGCCATGGGTTATTTCTTAGGCGGCGCTTCAGCCGCAGCACGCAGGATTGCTGCACGCTCATCGTGATGACGGCGCCTCTCACGCAGTTCTTTCTTGCGTAAGACGCGATCCACATACATTTCGACGGCCAACAAAAGACGCGGTGCCATCAGGCCGCCTCCGATCCTTCGGGCTTCTCGGACGGCTTGTCCGTTTCATCGGCGAGTTCGGCGCCAGTCTCGGTCGCCTGCTTCGGAGGACGGTTGCGGCGCTTTGGTGCTTCCTCGGGCGGCTGCCTGTCCAAAGTTTTGGCATGCAGTTCCAGCACTTCAATGCGATCAACAAGCCGCGTAATCGACAGGAACATCTCATCCATCGTCTGCTTTTGCCGCAACGCCTCCGGGTTGAAATCCCAACAGTTGAACTGATGCACCTTCCCATTGCCGGCCGGTGAGCCCCGCCGCGGGAGATTGTCCCGATAGGATGGCTCGGAATGGTCCGGGGTCATGAAGATGGAAATGCGGTCGTGGGAATAGATTTTGACGCACCAGCCGACGATCTCTTGCATGCCGCCGATTTGCTCGCCGGGATTGGTGATGAACATGACGGGGGCGCCGAGCCAGGGGGCGTCGCGGGAGGCGGGGGCGGCGAGGTCAGTGGTGTGAATGGGAGCGAGCGCGACTTCCGGGGAGGGCTGATTGGGGATCGCACCCGCGGCGGCATAAATATCCTGCTGAATCGCATGGACGATGCCTCGATCCTCCGGCACCTTCACTGCAATCCCCCACTTCTTCGCCCGCTCGGAAAGGTCCGCCATCCGCACCCGGATCGATGCGGCGACTTCAGGAAGGGCCTCGGCCATCTCGCGCCGCGCGCCTGCGATGGCGTCCGTCAATTCCCGCACATGGATGTGCTTGGAAATGTCGGCCCATGTCAGGTCGGATTTCGACCCGATGATGTGCTTGTTCTCGGCCATGTCGTGGAAGGTGACGGTGCCGAGCGATTTGCAGGCGACCGGCGCGCCCGGAGGCGGGTCCAAGTAATTCGAGGCGATCGACATGCGATAGCGATTGTATGGCGTGGTGATGAGGATGAAGGCTTGGTCGCCATTCAATTGCGGCTTGCCGTCGCCACCCTTGGGATAGCGCTCCAGCTCGGGCCGGACGTGTTTGCCCCAGTCCACCACGTCGGCAAGGTGGTTGGCGACGAAATACTGCAGGCCTTGAATTTGCGATATCATTCAAACTCCTCGGATTTGACTTAGACTCCGATGTCGGTCCCAACCGCTGGAACAATCGTATCTACTTCCAGCGCAATGTTCGGCCACGCCGAAGTACGAGCATAGACCGGATATGGCGTCGTGAAGATACCCTGATCCGTCTCTACCGTAATAGCAAGCTGAGCATAACTGCTGATCGGCTGTCCTCCGACCAGATCAGGGAACGAGGGACGAACCGAATCAGATAACCACCCGGTATAAAATGCAAAACTGTCTGCGCCGATCATCACTGAGGTGGTCGTTCCTGTGAGATTTGTAATCACACGCGAACCAACGTTCAACAAATCAATACTACCGGAAAAATCCAGTGGAAGCTGATTTGCATCGAATCCGTTACACCCGTATGCAGTAACCGACGCTGCGCTGGTTGTATTCGCTGCGCTAAGTATGTATTCTCCTGCACCACCAGGCGGTCCGGATACTTGCGAAACAACCTTAGTTCCTGCTGTGATTCCAGTCCCGATAACCGTATCGCCAGGAGAGATATAACCAGTTACCACAGTAGCAGTAATGTGTGTTGAAGGTGTTCCCGCAGTTCCAGTAAATGTCGCTTGTGTTTCACCTAGGATCATCGTCCGAGCTCCGCCACCCGTCGTGGTGTCGGCCTTAATGACATCAATCGTCATCTTCTTTAGATTGCCCCACACCAACATCGGAGACGTTAGATTGGATGCGATAGCATGCATTTGTCCAGTGAAAGAACGAGCCCCATAGCTCCTGAATGGGCGGCCTTGTGTAGGTGCACTACGCGCATCCACCACATTTACATGCCCGCCACTTCCTGTGACCGTAACGCACGGACAGGGATGCGGTACAACCTTGATAGGTCTTGTGGTGACGGTATGAACTCCGCTTCCGGCCGCCGATGCGTCCGATGCCCCATTGATAGAGGTGGAGCCGTCCACAGATAGTTCAAAAGTCCCGGCTCCGACATTTCGGTTAAGGGTGACGTACATCTTCGGGACACCGGAATTTCCAGCGGCGAAGGCATCAATGATGCCGCCGAGCGGATCATTGAACGTCATGGCGATCGGGCCGACGGTCTGGCTTTTGTTTACATAATACGTGCCGTTGCCACCCACCCCGGTCCCGTACGCTGTGATGATCGTCCCGGCAGTAATGCCCACGCCAATTGGCGATAGGCGCGGGAAGATGATGCCGGCTGAGAACCCCGCCACCGTTAGGACGGTACCTGAAATGGAACACGTTGCCGCTGTTCCGACAGCCGCCGCTGTTGCGGGCAGCGTTCCCGTCGTCTGAATTGCAATGTACGTCCCATCGGCCGGTAGCGGCGTTAGCTGCCCACCGGCAAGCGTAGTAGTACATTTGATGGGAGTTCCATGGGCGATCGTTACCGTTCCGGTCGTTTGCGACCCCACGGGAAGCGATTCCAAGGTAGTCGTAACGTCGAATGTAGGCTTGTGAAAGATCGTCGGAGATGAACCAGTGCCTGATGTCTGTAACGCTGGACCGCCAAGAAATGCCGCCAGCTTGTGTGTGAGGCTGGAGACATCCCGTACCCAATACGGAGTCGACGTAATCAGTTGGCCTCCCGAGGGCATGGGTGTATACAGCAGGAACGAGACGACATCGCCATTAGCAGTAGGATTACTGCCGCTCCAGGTCACGACCGCATCGGTTGGTGATCCCCCACCGCCGGAGACCGCCACCGTGGCGCTGTTGGACGACCCCATAGTGAGATCGATGATCTTGTAGGGGGCGCCCATGTTGGCAAATCTCTCGTCACCGCCTGCCACAACACCCGTTGTCAGGTTGTTTACGAAGCCCACCGCCCCCTTGACCATCCAAGAGGACTCGGCGGTTCCGATATTAATAATTGGCTTCTTTAGCACTCCCCCACTGAATGACCACGTATTTACCATGAGACTGAGACCACCGGTATTCGGGTCGTCAGCAACTCTGACCGCTGGTTGAAAATTACCAAACGTTGAACTGCGCACATCCAGTGTCTCAGTGAAGCCGAATGCCGGGCCAACGAGCAACCCCAACTCTACCTCAGACTGTTCAATAACCATATTGCGAGCGGTTCCGGAAATCTGCGTTGGGGTAGAGTTGCGGACCGTCATTTTATTAGGTCCGGCGCCCTCGATCTGGATGGAGCCTATATTCCGCGAGTTCTGAACCGTCTGATTTGCAACCAGTTTATCGGTGATAAGGGACAGCCTGCCAGGACCACTTATCAAGTTATCAAATATCACGTCCTGGGCGCAGCTTGAATACGGGCCTTCGCCGTCAGTGGTAAGTCCAATTATGTGAACATACCGTCCGGATATCTGCCATTGAAATGTACCTGTTGTCCTACCGCCTCTGATAATTATTTCTGCGTCAAATTCAGGACCGCACGGCATCGCCACCGCCGTCCCGGCCCCCATCTGGCCATCATCGTTGGTACTAAAATTAGGGGTAGTGTCGGAGTATCCGTACAAAGTTGGTTCAGTGGCGCCAAGTAGGCTCGCCGGACCAAATGTTATCGCCCCCCCACTAATGCCGACTATACGCTTAAATTCATACGTCATAACATTAGGATTACCAGCGGACGGCCTACCGAAGTATTCCTGCAAACTTGAGTCGCCGAGCAAGAGCATACCGCCAATCGTAAAATTAGCGGCATCCGCGGCATTCTTCAGGATCGTCGATGTGCTACCGGCCGGCGTCGTATTGATAGGGAAACTTTTCTGGGGATAGAAACCGCCTACATAGCCTGCCCCAAAAAACCCGACAGCCATCGAACCAGCACCAACAATTGTGACGCCGCTTATATCGATGTCGAGTTTTCGTGGACCCTGGAGTCGAAATACAGATGAGCTATAGTATGCACCGGCGGGAATAAAGAACTTTAACCAGTCTGCATTTACAGTAGCCATGTAAACATGTGACGAACCTGCACCAAGTGTAATATCCGGAGGTTGTCCAGCGCCGCCAAACCCAGCAATATTGCTTGTGCAAAATATACCATTGATATCGTAGGCGGTAATCTTAAAGGCGGTCAGCGTCATGCTATTGAAGCTGACATATACCGGCACCATTGACGTAACGCCGGAAGGTAGAGCCCCACCCCCTCCACTTGGCGTAAATAACACGACGGCATCACTTACACGCAGCAAATGTGGGATAGGAGTGACACCATCGTCTGGATTGAGTGCCGTGATCACAGACCCGCTGATGCTAACTGGAATTGCTCGGCCATAAGTCGGGTTTATGGTCTTGAGAGAGGGGATTAGCCCGGTTCCCAACGGAGGCGCATTAGCACCCATCATGTTAAAGAATGCCGGGCCATTATCAGTCGGTGGATCGCTAGAGCCAATGGCTTTATAGCCGTCCGCGACAAGACCGTAGGCCGCCGCCAGATTGATTGCACCAGGAACGGCGCCGGCAGCACTAAGCACGCCACCCGATACTACAATGGTGGAGTTGTCCGGCTTGACAACGCCAAGCACAGATGAAGTAGCGGTCCTAGCCGACGCCACAACATTGCCTGTCGTTGGCGATATGGTGAGCGTTCCGTCGCTATTGGAAACCGAGCTGACAACACCACCAGCAGGCGTCGCCCAGGTGCCGTCGCCACGCCAAAACGTCGATGATGATGCGCCAGTTCCGCTGTTGAGATTGGCGACCGGAAGATTGCTGACGCCGCTTAGGGTTGTGGACCCTGTCCATATGCCGATCTGGCCATTGGTGGGCGTCGCGACGTTAGAAACGTTTCCAGCCCCGGCAGGCGTGGCCCACGTTGCGTCGCCGCGCCAAAACGTCGATGCTGTTGCGCCAGTTCCGCTGTTGAGATGAGAAACCGGCAAATTTCCCGTCACGCCGCCCTGGGACGTTGACGCAAGGTTCGCCGCGGGGATATCGGAGGATACCAACGCCCGGAAGGTTGGTGTTGCCACACCACCGGATGTCGGGCCGGACAGAACAACGTTGGGAGCCTGGGTCGCCAAGGTGACGGCGAAAGTGCCCGCTGTCGTAATGGTTGCCGGGCTTACATTAAGGAATGACGGCAGTGTTAGTGTGACACTGGTGACCGTGCCGGGCGGGATGGTCAGCGTCGCATTTGGCGACGCGCCCCCGATTACGGCGCCCGTGACTGTAAGATTGGTAACCGCCGCGACGGTGTTGGAACCGTCCGTAAAAGTCACTGTACCTGGAGCGCCCCCCGGGGCACTCAACACACCTCCAGCAATTGTAATGGTGGAATTGTCAGGCTTGACAACACCCAAGAGGGATGATGTCGCAGTCCTGGCCGAAGCTACGACAGGACCAGTCGTTGGCGATATGCTGAGCGTTCCGTCGCTATTCGAGACGGAAGTTACGCCACCAGACTCTGCTGGAGCGCCAAACCCCGGCGTTTCCAGTTCGTTGCTACCGCCAAAACCCGGCGTCCCGGTGTTGCTGCTCATGTGCCTGCGGCATCCATGATGGAGATTTGCCAACCCTGGTTCCAGGGAATGCGGCTGGTCTGGGCCAGGATCGGACTGTTCGCCGAGGCCGTCACCGAACGGATAGGGGAGTTGATCTCGTAGCGGACGGCATCCCCGGTCGGAATCTCGATGAGCACGACGGTTGCCGTGTCAGGGTTGTTGACTGCCGACAGCACCGGAGATGCAGATACCGTGAGGTTCTGCGCCCACTGGTAGGGCTGGGTCAGCATCAGGGCGTTGTCCAGGTTGACCTGATGCGGGTCAACGATGGTTGTTTGCACCATCCCCTTGTGGCCGAACAGACGGACGGAAAAGCTCATAGATTACCCTTTATCTTCTGCCGCGGCGGCGAGCGCGGATCAGCCATTCGGATACGCCTGTAACCGGCGGCGGGCCCGGGGTGTAAATGGTAAAGCTCGGATACGGAGCCCCACCCCATCCCGGCGCGGCGATGTCATAGGAGAGCGCCGCCCCGAACGTCTGGAACGGCAGATGGAACGGGTTGCCGGCGAGCTTAGCGATGTAGAGGCCGTATCCCTCGGTCGGCTTGCCCTGCCATCCCGGCGCGGCGATGTCGTATGACAGCGCTGCATTGAATGTCTGAAACGGCAGAAAGAATGGGTTGCGCGTCGGCGTGAGCAGCCGGGCGTTGCGCTCGATCGTCGCCTGCCAAAAAGTCTCCGCGGCATCGAAGTCGTAGCGCCACAGCCGGTGCGCTGGATTTCCGGCGGCGCCGAGGATTTGCAGAATAGCGCTCGGATCGGGAGCCCCGACCCAGAACGCATCTTCCGAATAGTAGGCTTGCCGGCCGACGAATGGCTTGGCGAGAAACAGCGGCGTATTGCGCGGAACCGGCACGCCCTGCCATTGCGGCGGATCATCGAGGCCGAACCGCCACACGCGGGTCGGCGGCCGACCGGCGGCAACGAGGATTTGAATGATGCCGCTGGGATCAGGCGATCCAACCCAAAACGCATCTTCCGAATAGAACGGCGGCTGGCGGATGCCAAAGGGTTGCGCGGTGGGCGCCAGCAGCGGGGCGTTGCGCTCAATGAGCACCTGCCACTGAGTTTCGCCGGTGTCTAAATCATACCTCCATACCTTTTGGATTGGCTGACCGGCAGTGGCCAATATCTGAATGATTGCGCTCGGATCGGGCGCCGCGTTCCAAAGAGATTCAGCAACATTATGATCGTAGCGCCATAGCCTCGCAAATGGCAGCCGACCCAGGATTTGAATGATCCCGCTTGGGTCAGGTGCAGCGTTCCATTGGCTCTCGCCAGTATCGAAGTCGTCTCTCCACAGCTTCGCGAACGGCACACGCCCGAGGATTTGCATGATGCCGCTGGGATCGGGAGCACCGCTCCACAGCGTTTCGTCGGTTCGGTCAAATTTCCATAAATCAGGCGAAAATGGTGTCGGCGCAGCATTGAGCAAAGCGACATCGCGGACGAATGCTTGCAGCCATGGCTGCTCCACCGGAGGCCGGGGTGCCCATAGGGGCGCCATGATGACGCCGGTGATGCTCGCGGGCGGGGCGGCAGGATAAAGCGTGTCAATCGGCCCGACAGGCGTGCCCTGCCAGGCCGCATCCTCCGAATACAGGTCTGGGAACTGCGGAACGCGAGGGTTGACGGTGACGCTATAGAGATTGTCAATCGGCCCGACAGGCGTGCCCTGCCAGGCCGCGTCCTCCGAATACAGGTCTGGGAACTGCGGAACGCGAGGGTTGACGGTGACGCTATAGAGATTGTCAATCGGCCCGACAGGCGTGCCCTGCCAGGGGGGTGGGTCGTTCTGCGTGTAATGCAGCCGCCATAGGAACGGCGTGAACAACGGAAACGTGATCCTGGAGAGCTGCTGAATGACGCCCGAATTTAGCAACTCTGCCGGCATCTGCCACGGCGGCGGATCGTTCTCCGTGTAGTAAGGCAGCCACCGCTTGGTCGGGACTTGGCCGCCAACGCCATAAATCTTCTGCTTGGTGAGAAACGCGATGATCGGCGAGTCGGTGGGCGCCGCGTTCCACTGGGATTCCGCAACGTTGTAGGTGTAGTAAGGCAGCCACCGCTTGGTCGGGACTTGTCCGCCGACGCCATAAATCTTCTGCTTGGTGAGAAACGCGATGATCGGCGAGTCGGTGGGCGCCGCATTCCACGAGTCATCCGCAGACTGCCGAGGAACCCAGAAGGGAGGCCGAAGGACGACAGCCATCAAAGCCTCACATCATGAGCAGACGCATCTCGATGCCGAAGGTGTCACCACCAGCAGGCGTATAGATGAGGACGGCAATGCCTTGACCGCCTGCACCCGCTGCAGCCGCAGTGTTGCCGCTGCCACCGCCACCGCCACCGCCTCCATAGAGGCCTCCAGTTCCTCCTACTCCAGCTGTAGCAGCACCGCCGTCTTTACCGCCACCGCCGCCACCTCCACCCACACCATGTGTAGAATCCCAATCTTGCCCCGGACCACCATTTCCACCCTTACCACCGTTTCCGGAAGTAGCTGCGCCTCCTCCTCCGCCACCGGCACCTAATGTGCCGTCACCCCCTGCACCTCCTGGACTTGCATTCGCTCCTCCAGTTCCCACCGTACCCGTAGCTGCAGCATTATTACCGCCATTTGTTCCGGTATCATTTGTAGTGTTTACGCCAGCAGCACCTACTGTTCCACTACCACCACCACCTGAACCTCCGCCACCGGCACCTGAATTGTTACTTGAAACACCACCCTTACCACCGTTACCTTGCGCACCACCTGCTCCACCACCGCCTGATCCTCCCCATGAGGAATTAGATGAGAGACCTCCATCACCCCCAGATGAGGTCTTTGTCGCCCCGAGACTACTAGCAGAAGCACCACCAACACCAGCGGTGGCCGTAGTGGAATTAGCCCCGGTACCTCCTTTTGCCAGGATACCCTGTGCTGTGGTCGTTGGTGCAGAATTGGTGCCATCGAACCTAAACCAGGTATCGCCGCCGGCACCGCCGTTTCCATCAGGCGCTGTACCAGCCGTTCCTGCTATACCGACAGAAAAGAAAAATGTTGATCCGGTCGCATTGACATTAGTACTGCTGGCATAGGCACCACCACCACCACCAGAAGCTTGGTTGGTGCCTGTAGTACCGCCGGCACCACCACCACCACCGCCGCTGACTACGCAAGTATTTGTTGCCGACCAATCACCAGGTTTTGCTTGTGAACTGGCGCCGGTAGCGACTACATAGATCGTAGTCATGACGCGTTGCCGTTAACATAGTCTTGCAACTTATGCAGTAGCGGTAGGCTAGCGTCTCCTCCCGCCAAAATTTGGTAAAGGGTCAGTGAACACCTAATAAGCCGCTCGCCGTTGTTCTGCGGCTTAAATGCAGCATCGTTTAGTTGGTAGTCGTGATCCAGCAGATACCAGCGCAAGATTTTCTTGCTGGTATGGTCGTAGATGATCGGAACGACACCAACTGCCACATCAGAACCCCGGCGTCCGGAAGAAGGAATTAAAGTTGGATGCGATCGCCGTATCGATGTGCCCGTCAGTGACGAGCGCGGCCTGCGTGGCCGCGTTACCGCCCGTCAACACTACCGTCCCGGAAGCTGTCGCATCACCAATTACGCTCGCGTTCGTCGCGATCGACTGGGAAATGATGACCTTGTAATTGTCCGGGTTGTTTATTACTCCGACCAAAAACGCCTCGCGTTCCCGATGGAACGCGGTCGTCACAGCCTCATTCTTGATCGAAGTGCAGGCCGTGATTAGAGACTGTCGAACTCGGTTCTGGAACGCCGTGTCCGCCGCCAGGAACTGCTGGTCGCTGTAGGAAGCTGCCATTATTTATGTCCTCTGCGTGGACGAGCCATTATGCGGCACCCCGCAACACCAGGTTAGGAGGCCCGGAATTGGACACTCCAGGCGTCTCCACTTGATCGTTCCGCAGCGCTGAATAGGCAGCCTTTTCAAAGCAACCATTGCAGACGAAGTGAACACGCCGCACCGCCGGACCGGTCACCTTGAGGGCGACATGCAACTTTTCCAAGTCGGCATAACCCCGCGGCTTGTATTCGAAGAACTCGCAACACCATTCGCAGACGCGGGGGCCAGGCTCGTTGGGATCGAGATCGGCCTGCGCGTCGAGGCGGACGAGCTTGAATGCGACCTCGGGAACGACCGGCGCCGCATCCGGCGGAACGACTTGTATCTGATTGGAACGGCCAACGGGAATGTCGGTCATAGCGACTCGTAGATCATATGTGCCCCAATCGCCCCAGTTGTGCCTCCGGTAAAAGCCGACATGGACACTTCGCCAAACGAGGCCGTATTGCCAAGCGTGCTGAAACACTCCTCCAAGCGATTGGCGCGCCAAAAATAAACACCACCAAACGCATTCAGTGATGCGTTAGCCAAGTGCAATGAGGAGGAGCGCTGCGGCTTGGTCGTGTTGGTGTTTCCAACCAAAGGAACCGCAGCCAAAGTTGCGGTTGCCGGATCGAGTGATGCGTCGGTCTGCCCGGAACCGAGCGAGTTCGTGACGGCGATCGTCGAATCCCGCGACAACAGCATAAACGTCGGCGATGAGGTAGACGCTGCCTGCCCGGAGATCGAGATTTCCCAGACTTTGTTGACCTGGGTGGTCGTGCCTCCCTGGAGAAGAAAAGGATAGGTGGCATCGACCAAGTTGGTCGTGTCTGCGGTGGCGGTAGGCGTGATCGTGGTGATTGATGTGATTCTGCGTGCCATAGGTAGGCTCCATTCAGGAGGATGGGCGCGCCGTCACGGCGGGCCGAGAGCCTTGCCCAAGGGCCTTTAGGGCGACGATCAGGCCGCTGCTGGCACGATCGAACCGATATGCTGATGCCACGCAGACACGATGTTCTCGTATGTGTCGGGCGCCCAGATCACCCGTTGATTGGGGGCTGACCATGGATATTGATCGCCGGGGGAAAGGCCGATCTTGTCCCGCCAGAATTCCGGCGCCCCGTCTGCATCCCGCACGAATTGTAGCCAAGGGCGCGAGCCGAAGACACAGAGGACGCCGGGGCCGTTGCTGACGAACAGATTGGCGGCAGCGTGCTCGTAAACTGCCATGCGAGCAATGATTTCACGCGAGGCAAACGGATTGGTGTCAAACCCCGATAAGCGCTCGTCCGCCTTAGCGAAGTCGCGAATGAAGATAACACGATCGCCTCGCCGCTGGAGATATTTTGCAAACGACACCCAGGCGCCCAACTTGCTATTACGCTCGGGAACGTGCTCGGCTTCCCGCAAAGTTATCGTGATGTACCGCGTATCGTTTGTCGTGGTGATGCGTGATCGCAATCGCGGAATCTCGATACCCTGCCTCGCAGCCTCGACCAAGGGCCGCGTCACATAGGTTTGAGGGCAATGTCCCTGCAATGCCCGTTTGTCCTCGACTGCGCAAATCAGTGCCAGCGCGGGCCGGAACATATTATCTATCCATTGGTCGCGGCCTCTCGCACTCAGCCGCGCATCGCCGTCATTGCCAACATCGCGACCCGTCCAAAAGGCGACCTTAAGCGGAGCGGGCGCATTGGCTAGCCTGCGTTGCAACTCTGCGTTAATCAGCCAGACGACGAAATCAAACCCAATCGGGGCGCGCCCCAGATCATAAACCACATGGCTTGCGTCGAGAGATTCATCCCGCGGCGGCAACGCCCATCCGGAAATCGACCGCTCGATCTTGCCGGTGAGGATTTCGATGGCATCCTTGGTGGCCGGTTCAAGCCGGAGATCACCGGCATAGTCGAGCGCGGCGATGTTGGGATATCCCGTCATGGCGATGGCGACGCTATCGAAGTGGCCTTCCCTCGCGGCCTCCAAATAGGCTTCGAGAAGTTCGATGACGATGGGATTACTCATGCAGATTTAAGCCCCATCCGTTGAATCTCCGCTCGACATGCCGACAATCTTCCCCTTGATCGCCTGATCTATAAATTCGTCAATGATCTGCTTGAACGGCTTGTGAACCCCGGTGATCTTGAACGCGAGAGAGCAGCCGTCGCACATATACGCATCGCATTTCGCACACCATGTCCGTTGCCGCGTCCGCTCGGGACGCACGATCACCATGGCCTCGCACCCACAGCACTTATAGGTGCAAAACTGGAACCGCTTGCTACCCACCGGCATGGTCTTGCCGAAGCGGCTGGCCCGCGCTTGCTCTGGCGTGAACCCCGGACTTTCCCGGTGGTCTATCTCCAGATAACTTTCGAGATCAAGCTTGGAGAACATCAGCGCAGCACCCTCACATGAACATCAATTGCTGGGTGTTGGCGAACGGCAGGATGATGGTGGCGTCGAACGGCACCGTCAGTGGCCTGCGTGGCGTGAACATCATCATCGGGGCACCGGCTGCCTTCCCTGTACCAGTCACCGTACCATTATTGGCATTGCCTGAAAAATCAGGTTCCGGAGATTCGATGCCATCCAGTGGCCAATATCCGGCGAGTGCCGTTTGCCTGACCTGACTCGGAAGCGTACCATTCGACAGCGCCATGATTTCGGTCGGCGTCAGGACGACGTTCCACTCTGCAACCTGGGCGATGCGGCCACTAAACGAATTTCCGCCGGCATCTCCACCGCCAAACCTAAGTGTTAGTCCTGCCGTGGCAAGCAAGCCATTGGCAGCGTGCGTTCCGTCTACAGCTCCATTGACGTAACCCGTCAGACCATTTACGGAATCATAAGTTAAGGCGAGATGATACCAATTACCCAAGCTAATCGGCGTTGTGCCAGGGTCATAAAAAATAGCGGTAGTCCCATTATGGCAGTAGACCGCCGTGGCCCCTGCATTAAGAAAAAATGCAAATTTCCGGATTCCGCCTCCGGTTCCGTTGGAAGCAACGGTAGCATACGATATCGACGCAGTGGGCATCGCCCAGCATGATATCGTCACTGCCGTCTCGGATGTGATGACCGAAGCGGAGCCGCAATTTACTAGATCATTATTGGCCGATATAAAGCTGCGCGCCATTTCATGAATTACTCCCAGACTATACTGAATTGCCAAACGCTTGTTGCAGCAAGCGTCCAGCCCGACGTATTGAACGTCGCCAGCACCGTCAGAATATCATTGGCGCTTGGAGATGACGTTAAAGTGATCTTGTTCTCAACGAGGATATCCGCCGTTGCCCAGGTTTGGGACAACTGGGTTTCCGAATTGAGTGTCGAAGTTCCGAGGCTGCTGCCCGCCGCGACGTTCTTATCCCCGACCGTCAGCTTGGCGACCCCAGAGGTCGCATTCGCCATAGCGAGACACCGCAACTTGAGTGTTCCCGATGGAATGCTCTCCGGCATATTGAACTGCAACACAGCCGATGCGTCGGCCGCAAGAGACGCAATGACACCAATGCCCTCGATGGCACCGGCGTTGTTCGTATTCGTCGCCGGAACGTAGAATGTGGGCGATAAATTCCCAGCAGCTCCACCCAGATAAACAGATGATGGGAGGATCGGTCCGCCGGCCATTGATTACCTTCCCAACCGCGCGAGGACTTCATCGATCGCCGCTTTGACCTTTTGGTGTTCCCCTTCTTTGTCGGCGATTGACCTTGCTAAGACTGCATGATCATCGGTCACGGACTTTATCTTGGATATCCAGTCGGCATGCTCGGCCTGCAAAGCGGCGAGTTTTTCCCGAGCGACAGAAAGGGCTTTTTCAGCATTAGATTTGTTGGCGTCTATTAACGTCTGGGCCTCATCACGGAGGGACTTAGCGTCTTGTTTTGCCTCATCCAACACTTTGTTTGCATCGCGCTTGATGGAATCGGCAAGAGTCCGCGCGTCCAGGATGATCCTGTCCGAGGTAGCTCGCGCGGCCCCCTCCACACGCCGGGCATCCTCCTCGCCCTTTGTGGCCTCCGACTTGATTTGATCGAGCCGAATGCGAGCTTCATCCTGCGCTCCCTTGAGCGAGGAAATCTTTTGTAATTCCGGCGCAATATCGATGATCCCGCGGAACATCACCGCAAGGCGCTGCAGGTTTTCGAAGGCCACTTGCTCGGGATTGCTCATCTGCCTTGTGTCTTTCGAAAAAACATGGTGACGGTCTCGACGCGCGGTTCGCGGCGCAGCTCGTCGAGGCGCGCGGTTCGGAGCAGCGTGGCTTGAGCGGCCATCATTCGTCGCCGATCCTCTCGTTGTATCGTCCATGAAGGCAAACGGAATTCTCCGGCTGTGGATAGAGAATATCGTTCTCGTAAACTCCCCCTTTAACCGGAATATACCACCCCGTATCTGTGTCATGGATCAGAACGTCGGCGTGTTGTGGCTGAGTCTGCAGCCATTCGATTAATTGGGAAACAGTCATGGCCACTTGCTCGGAATTGCTCATCTACCTTGTGTCTTTCGAAAGAACATGGTGACGGTCAATGCGGTCGAGCCATCGCCCCCGGTGACATGTGGACGCACCCAGATCACGGCTTCTGTCAATGCCTTGATGCCGGGCGATGTCATGGCAACAGTCACACCCTGGGGATCAGTCAATGGCCGGTAGTGCGTGGGATCACCGTCATTGGTGCCCTCCAGCGCGACCGAGCCGCCACCGCCGAATGTGCCCTCGACCTGGATGCTTTTGTCCGCGAAACCGGCGAAGAAACCGCCGCCGCCGACATTCGCGCCATTGACGGTATTGCCTACCCCAATCCCCACGTCGCCATTGGCCATCGGCCCCCAGGTGACCTGGAAGCCGTCGGCATCGCCTTGGCCGATGACGGGGTAGATGACCGGCGTGATGTTGGGCATCGGATCAATTCCCCAATGAATAGTAGACAGTGATGCTCGCCGTGGCCGATGCAGACGCGCAAAGGCTCTGACCTGTCAAAGTGATCCCGGCTGGCGGCACGACGAAGCCTCGAAATGCCGGAGAACTGTCGATCACGGTCGTCGTGGAGGCGAGTTGCAGCGCGCTCCCAAACGCAACGTTTGTAGTGCCGCAGTTGGCCCCGGTGCCATACGACCATGTGATGACGCTTGCGCCCACCGCGGTCGCCATGAACCCGCAGATGCGGATTTTAGCGTTTCCTGCCGCGGGGCCGGTGATAACTGTTGTGAGGGTTGAAGTTGCCAGCGCCGCAGTCGCCGCGAGGTCGCAGGGCTGGCCGCCGGCTTGGGCCCCGGCGCGAACCGGGAGCAGCGCGAGGGCAAACAGCAGCAGAGCAGGCCAGCGCTTCATGTGGTCTTCCCTTCGATCAATTCCGTCTCTCGCACTTTGCGTTCGCGCTCTTTATCCACGTCCACGCGCGCCTTGATTCGGCCGATCGCGAGCGCGTTGCTTGTTTCGATGTTAGCTTTTGTCTGGAGACTATAGAGCACAGGCAGCTTGTTCAGCGCGCCGCTCTCCCTTCGATCAGTTCCCTCGCCATCGCCCGCGCATGGGGCGCGAGCGGCGCACCAGCCGCCACGGTATCGCAGACATCGAACGGCGCACCGTCCGCAGCCCAACGCCCAATGAAGCGGAGCACCTGACAATCCGGGGCGTCGGTATGGTCATAGTTCATGCGGGCATCGAGACAGACCAGCAGGCCATTCGATGCAGCCTGGAAGGCATCGCGGATCGCGGCAATGCCGCCCGTGGTTTCCTTGCCGTCTTTTTCGATCACGACGGCCATTATGCAGCCTCGCTTTTAGATTTCCAGGCCGCCGCAAGTTTCTCAAGCTCCTCCGGTTCTGTTTCGTTAATAATGTAGGTACGAAGCCACTCCTCGATCATCGGATCGGAAGCGGCCACCATTCTTTCATGAAATGCAGCCTCCGCCACCGCGCGCCGCATCCTACCAATCTCGGCGACGGAATATTTTCTGATCATGGTGCAAAGCTCCCGAACGGCTTTCGCATCATCATCTTCGATCCCGAGGGTGCCTTGGGCCCGACGCGCTGCGGAAGCTTCTTGACGCTGCCGAGGGGCTGATTCCAGATGAACTCTTTCACCGTGCTTTGCTTCAGCCCGTGTTTGGCCCGAGCCTGCTCGGGATGCGCGTCAGCCCAATGAAAAAACCGATTTTGCGCTTGGCTTACAACCGGCATGGAATCACCCAATCACGGTGTAGGTATTTTGCATAATTCCCATTTGCCATCACTCCTGCACATCGCGTCGCACCGCACAAGAGTTTGGCGAAAGCGGCATAAATCACCATAGGACTGCTTTAGAGCTTCGCTTGCCCACTCTGGGGGAGGAAAAAGCCAAAGATTAGCCGCGCCAACCATCAACAGCAGACCGAAAGCGAAAAAAGCAAGTAATACGATACGACGCAGCAGGCGCTTATCCTCTCGCGTCATGCATCGCTACGCCATTGCGCATCGGCGCAAAGCTGATCTCGATCGTGCGCGGGTGTGGACACATCAAGTTTTCCACCGCCAGGCTTCGGGTCAACTGGTCCATGTTGCGCTCGCCGATGAACGACTCCGCGGCCTGCTGGCGATGGACATCGCACACGCACACCGTAGACTCCGCATCGACCGGCCACAGCGTGCCCATCCGGGTCATGGATACGAATTTGACATACATGCGCCAGCGGGCCTCGCTGTCGCAGCCGTTGTAATGGCACTGGCGGGAGGCGCGGGAGGTCAAGATAATTCTACCTTAGGTCGCCAATTGGATGATTTTTGAATGTGTTTCATTGCTTGCTTTAGACGGCGAACACCCCGACGCATTAATTGTTAGGATTCAGTTGCACTAACCCCCATTGCAACACCAATTTCACGAAACGAGGCGTTCTCACATCGCAATAGCATTGCATGCATATGTCTCGCCTCAAAATATATCCTCGTATTGTACGCGAATTTATCGGAAGCGCTGGAGGTCATTTGGTGATGTTCCATCCCCAGATGTATGGCGCCAACACCGGCGATATAGGCTTGGCATAACCGGATGCTGCGCCGTCATTGATTCTGCGAACCGCCTCCGCAAGTCCATCCTCGAATCCCCGCGCATAGGCGGCATCGATTTCTCGTTCTTCGATCTCACGACTCATGGTGCCCAACTCCCGAACGCCTTGCGCTTCGATATGAACCGCTGCGACGCCTTCACATGCTTGTCACGCTCGGCAGCGGTGATGTGGCCCACGGCATGCAGTGCCTTGGCTCCGGCGATAGCGCGGCCATGGGAGAGGGCCTCGGTATTCATGGCCCCCGCCGCTGTTGAAGGCGGGGGCCGCTCGTCAGAGGAATTGTTCGATTGGTGACGCCGGTCGGCGTATACAGGTGGCCTCACCTCTCTTTCGGACTCCGCAGCTTCCATTGCCTTGGATTCGTAGCGCGTACACCAGCCTGCCGGATATATCGGCGGTTCAACGATCATGCAGTTGTTTTTCGCAACGTAGTGCCCACAGGTCGCACACTTATCGCCACCGGGCTTTGCCATGCCGTATTTGACTTGCGTATGGGAAAGCTTGGGCGCCTCGGGCATTTCAGAGGGGTTCTGCATGTTTGGCCCATTCTTGCCAGCCGGGGAGGGCGGTATCGCTGCCCGGCTTTCGGCGGAAGTAGAGGCCGAGGGCTGGGCGGGCAAATTCTTCGCGGGCGTCTTGACTATAGGTGCCGACAACTCCCCTTGTGAGTTCGCTGACTTTGCGGAGCCGTCGGCTGATGTCGCGGAGCCGTTCGCTGTAGTCGTTTTCGGTTCCCATTGCTCCACATCCCCTATCGCCAGTTCCTTGATCCCGCCCGGCGGATCGCCCTTGTCCAAAAACGTATCGAGGTCAATCGATAAATCTTCCGGCCGTCCCGCCTTTTCCCATGCCTCATAAAGCCGTTCGTCGCGGTGATGAGTGACGATCACCAGCACCCTGCCGTGATTGGCCTCGATGGCGTCGGCGAGGCCAGCAAACGCCCGCTGCTTGAACTCGTTGAATGACTCGCCCTCGGGCACTGCTTCGTCCGGCTTGTTGCGGACATAATCCGCGATTTTAGGCAGCGCCTCTTTTGTAGATTTGCCGGCGAACACCCCAAGGTTCCAAGGCCGCAGCCCCCTCGACACCGCTGGCTTCACACCCAGAATCTTGCCTATGATTTTCGCCGTCTCCTGGGCGCGCGAGAGGTCAGAAGTGACGATGGCTTGCACCCCCTTGGCTTTGAGCTTGATCCCCGCCGCCTTGGCTTCTTTGCGGCCCTCCTCGACGAGCGGCACATCACGCCAACCGCGGATGCGATCCTGTGACAAATCGTTCTTATTATTGAGCTTGGTGGCGCCGTGACGGAGGATGTAGATCACGCCGCCCATGAACTACCTCCCTCGCTATTCACCCGGCGGCGCTCCGGCCGCGGGGCCAGGGTGCCGGGATCATCAAACCCCGCCGCAAAGGTGCGCAGCGCGTCGGAGGCATGATTTGTCCAATCGCGATATTCGCTGGATTTCCAATCCTGCAACTTGTCGTCCCATTGCCGGCGGTACTGGCGCAAGGCGTCGAGGCCACGCTTGCCACGGTTCGGATCGATCCAGGTGCGCCCGAGCATCCTGCGCACTACGTTGATGCCTTCGAGCACGTCATGAGCGGGAACGATCTGCCCGTCGACGCCCCTCGATCGCATCATCTCGATCCGCGACTTGTCGGAATCGAGCATGTGAACGCCCATATCGTGGGGAAAGAAGTGCTCCCCGTAGGTCCAGCCGTGCTCGCGTTTCTTGTCTTGGAGCACGTCAACGTAGGCCGTCAGAATCTTTCCCGAGCCCTCGTAATAATCGACCAGGCGGCGCTGGTGGCCGACGCATTGAATGAACCAGATCGCCGTGGAGTCGGTATAGCCCAGGTCCCAGCCGGTATTGACCCGCACGTCCTTGACGATTTCCAGCGGGCAGATGCGGCCTTCCGCTTCCATGGTCCGCATTTCGTCCGCATAGAAGGCACCCTTGATGGCGACGTTCGGGTCACACTCCATTTCCTGGCGGTAGCCGTCCGGCCCCATGCTGGCACGCATTTCGTCGAGTTCGGTCTGGGGCAGGATGCCGCTTTCACTCGCTTTCAACATCATCGTATACCAGTCGGGATGATTTACCGCGCCAGGCCAGCCCATATCCTCGTCGCCGGCCCACAATTTCCAGAATGCGTTATTGCCTTTGATTGTACCGATGAATGTTGCCCAACCCATACGATCGGCCAGCATTGGGCGGATGACATCGTACCAGACGCTCGGAACCATGTCGCCGTATTCGTCGAACACGACACCATCGAGGTAGAGGCCACGCAGGCGATCGGGGTTGTCTGCACCATAAAGCCTGATCCTCGCGCCATTGAACAGCAGCACGCTCAGTTCAGACTCACGGGGCGGCTCTGCCAGGATCGGGCGCGCGTAGGTTTTGAGGTAGTTCCAGGCGATGTCCTTGGCCTGACTGTAGAAGGGCGCGATGAAGGCATAACGGCCATCAGGCTTTCGCTCGGATGCGGCCCGACCGATCAGGTCATTGATGGCGCAGACGGTCTTTCCAGCGCGGCGATGGCATATGCTGCACGCCCAGCGCTGGGGGCGCCGATGGAAGGCAAGGAACTGACGCCGCGCCACGTAAGCGATGTCGATCGTGGATGGCGGCTTGACGAGCACATTCAAGAATCACCGATTTGTAACATTTCGTGATGAGAGGCTATCTTGACCTATCCTCCCCTATAGGCTATATTGGCCTACATCAGATGGGGGCGGGACATGATCAGCGCCCTGGCCGCTCAGGCATGGACTTGCTGCAATGCAGATTCCTACCAAATGGCACGCTCTTACCTAGCACTCGCCTGAAACTTCCACCCGCTGCGAATAGGAGACGGAAATGACCCTCAAACAACTCGTAAAGCTGATTCAAGAAACCCCCGCCCGCAGTCAAGAGCGCACCCGACTAGAAGCCCTTGTTGTCGCAGCTGCCCGCGATGGTGGGGCGGTGTATTACTCAGATGTCGGTCCTACCGGCGCTTGGAATGTATTTGGCGATTGCTATGACTATGCAGAAGCCCACCCCGATCAAGAGGTTGGCTGATGACTCCCTCCCAATACCGCCAAGCCATTGCCCGCCTCGGCCTCACTCAGGTCGCGGCGGGCGAGTTCCTAATCGGCAATCCGCGAACCTCGCGGCGCTGGGCTTTAGGTGAGAGCCCGGTGCCGCGATCTGTCGCGCTATTGCTGCGGCTGATGATCGAGCACGATATCAAACCGGAAGATGTGACCTAAAAAAGCATGCTTTTTTCACGACCCATCCGCCGGAGGCCAATTGACGACCATGTGCTCGTGCCTGTGCTCTGCCGGGCCGTCGCCTTGGGCGTTGGTCGGGGCGAGCTTGGTGGGCGCATCCCCGCCGAGCATCTTGCGGAGTTCGATATGGGCGTCGAGCCGGGAGACAAGCTTCAGGTTTGGCTTGCCCTTTTCGGTGAACATCAGCCCCTCAATCAAGGTGCGGTCTTCGGGGTCGATCTGGTCCCATTCCTTCAACCGGGAACCGTCCCAAAAGATCATGGGATCGTAGCGCAGCACGCGCCACAGCCAGGCTTCGAGCGCAAGCCGCTTGGCCTTGATGGTTTCTTCGGGCTGGCCCGTCAGGTATTCAATCCGCTCCCGGACATCGCGGCGCCGCTCTACTTTCGTGATGGCACCGCTTTTATCGGCATATCCGGCGATCCGGGCCGCCTCTACGGCGGTGTGCATTTCGGCGCGCGCGCGGGCATACCGCTCATGCGAGGCAATCCGCAGCGGTTTACAACCAGGAGTCTCTACAACCTCGCACAAAGACAATGGAATGATTCCCGAAGATTCCCAATTGCGGCAACTTGGTGCGCCCCCGACCGGGCCATCACATCCGATCGCTTAATGGCGGAGGCAGGGATTCACACCCCGCCGGTGCGCAAAATGATGAGGGTTCCTTCCCGTAGGTGTCACCCACAACCAGCGTCTTCGGTGCGCCCCGAAGCAAGCCTACTAACGGCAACAGCCGCGTTCGCCAGGCATCGGTGGAATCCTTCTCAGCCCCCGAGGCCAATTGTGGCCTTCCAAGGGCCCAGCGATCGTGATCATGACCGCGGCGCATTTTGACCGACCCAATGGCACGGAACAAGAATGCGCTGGTTCCCTCTCTACGCCTATTTGGACGGATTGCAAGGGGCTTTAGGCGGCTGTTGTCAACAGAAGACGGCTCAAATGAACGATTCTTGCTTCGCAGGCTTGGGCCGCTCGATGAAAAGGTCGGGTGCGTCGAGCGCGGCCTGGATGCGGCGGCAGGCGATGTCGAAATACTTCGGCTCGATCTCGATCCCGATAAAACGCCTCCCCAGCTTCACGGCGGCGACGCCTGTGGTGCCGGAGCCCATGAAGGGGTCGAGGATGGTGCGGGCATCGCCCCTCAATTGCCTGATGCAGAACCGCATGACCTCAATCGGCTTCTGCATTATGTGGTGCCGTGGCTCGCCCTTCTCGCCGTCCTGCCTGACACCCTTCCATAGATAGTTGATGATCTTCGCCGCGCCCGGCTCACTGTGCCAAGCAAACTCGACATCCGAGAATGTATCCTCGAAAGACCACATCGCGCGTTTGTCCCACGCGAGCCAGCGGCCAGAGTCAGGCAACCGCGTATGGTAGTGATCCGCGCCCCACATGATGACCTCGCCCAGCCCACAGAATGGCGCCGGATCAAAAGGCTCGTCATCGCCTTCAATCGGATTGATATGTCGCGAGGCGCACAAGCGCCGCCCCGTGACGCGCAGACCACTCTCGCCTTTCGAAAAACCAATCCCATACGGCGGATCAGTGACCACTGCATCGACATTCCCCAATGTCGGCAGCACTTCCCGACAATCCCCACAGACCAGTCGAACGGACTCCGAGAGGTGTTCTTCGCGGACGCTCATGCGTTGACCATCTCCAAACTATCCACCGATATCGTCATTTTGTGAACGAAATCGATCAGAAGGCTGACGCGCTTCTTCACTTTCGCGCTGCGCACCTTGGCGATCAGGCCGGCATAAGGGCCGCCTATGATGCGAACGGTGTCGCCTTCGTGAAATACGGCATCGGCCCGATCGAAGACGCCACAACCTTCGGCGCGCTGAAAGGCGTCAATGAGAACCATGGGAATCCGAGACACCTTGCCGCGACCGCACCGCAGGACAGTCTCGACACCATCGATTTCCAACAGGCGATCGATGCGCCCGGCATCGCACTCGGCGAACACGTAGCGTTCGAACAACGGCCGGATAATCACATAGCGATCCCCGTTTCTTTGGGCTACCCGCGTACGCACCCATGGACAGAATACAGGGATTCTTGCAGCCTTGATGCCCAGCTCGGCGCGACCTTCGGCCTGCGGTTTGGTGTAGACGCCAAGCCAATAGTCGGTCATTTGGTTGAGCCTCCCGCTCGTGTTTCCAATTGTGACCGTGCTGTCTCAAAATCGGTAGGGCGGGCTAGACCCTGCCAACCATCCAGTTCACGCGTTCCCTTGCCAAAACATGCTTGGAGTTGCCACAAGCGATCGGGGAAAGAGCAAATCCTGAATTTCTCGTGGTCCTTGTGATAGATCGGCTTACGTTGCATGAAATCAAATCCCTCGTGCGAGTTCCGCTTCGTCGGCTTCCGTCATCAGGGAACTGAGCGGGGGGCCTGTGGATTTGGGTGGGAACAGCGTTCGAAACTCCCAGCCGCGACGGGGCTTGCCGTCAACGAGGATGATCCCAACCAGCGTGCGCGGATGTCCTGCACGGACATGCGCTTCCCAGGCTTTGGTGCCTTCGATGACGGGAACGCGCCTGTTTGTCGATCTTGCTTCCTCGGCTACTTGATGACGTTCAAAGGCTGCTTGCCGTGCTTTGGGATCGAAACCGGGAGGCGCCAGCGCTTGTGGAGGCGAGACGACGGCGACGGGGCGCGGCTCTGAGCGCGCCTCCGGCGACGGCTCCTTGCGCCCTTCAACAGGGAAAGACTCCTGATGGTTAGAATAGTGATGGTTAGTCTGCACGCTGCTTGCAGATATCCCGTCTGCAATGTCTGCACCACGTTCACAGTCTAACGGTTGTGTGATGTCGCTATCACTATCCTCAATGTGTGAATCTGGTGCAGATTGATCGTCATCCTTTTTGTTGAAAACCCACGGGTCTTTCGAGCGGTCAAAGCGTATCCAATAATTGTTTGAGCGCGCCTGTCCGGCTTTGTGGCGGCCCGATTCGATATCGATATAACCGTTGCGTTTGAGGGCGCCCAGATAGGTATGGACCGACCTCGAAGAGATGTGCGCCTCTTTGGCGATGGTGGCAACGCTCGGCCATGCGTGGCCGGTTTTGGTGTCTGCGTGGTTCGCAAGAGAGATCAGCACGAGCCTAGCGAAGCCGGGCACGTTCTCGTCTTCCAGAACCCAGGCGACGGCTTGGATGCTCATTGAGGCACAGCCATTGATTCAAATGTCGGAGTTTCATTTGATGCAAAAACAACGTCGCCCCAGCCAACAAAAATAATACTCCGGCACTTCCATCCCTTCTTGGGCTGGAGGTCTTGCAAAATTTCCATCTCCTTAATTGCCGACTCTTTTGAGTTCAAAACACCGAATGGGAATAATTCGCCATCCTCGACGTAGTATATAAACCAACCGTTTGTGGCATGTCTTAACATGGCTACTCTGCCTTAGATTGTTGCCTTGATGAATTCTGTGGCCATTGCCGCTCGTGCCTTATTCCAGTCCACCACGATGTATCGCCCATTCACCCACGGGCCTGGAGGATCGATGGCGGTACGGTCGTAGAGTTCGTAGAGTTTATTGATGCGGCAGAGGGGGCAGAGGCAGCGGGAGGTCATGTCCGCCTATCCAGTGCCGACCTGCCGGGAAGCGGATCGCCCGACAGGACCGCATTGAGATCGCGCGGGGCTGCGATGGCGCGATCGCGTTCGGCGAGGACATGATCCGGAGGCGCTCGCGAATAGGCTGGGGCGAACACTCCGGATGCACGCATGGCAGCGGTGGTCTCTTTATCTTTGAGACGCCGCACATGTTCGCGCTCTTTGCGTCGGGCGATGGCTTCCGGGCTGCGGGTTCGGCCAATGGCGCAGTGGGCGCCCCATGGGAGTTTTGTCATGAGGGAAATCCGTTATGTTCGGCGCCATCGAGAAGGCGGCCCGAGCGCTTCTTACCGAGGCTTCGCCACGCCAGATCATTCTCTGTTGGCGGCCGGTGCTGACCCCATTGCTTGAAGAAAAATGGGACACCAGCCGCGGCACATTGGTCGCGCAAATCACGCACCCATCGGCGGTGCATCGGCCGCGCGTGGGGGCCGCTCTCGCCGCCAACGATCACCCAATTGAGACCGCGCTCTTCCCCAGAAAGCCCACTGGCTAGCCACTCGCCATGTCGGTCTGTGCTCAATGTTTCCCGGAGTTTAATCGGCCCCAGCAGGGGCTCCAGGCTTACGAACCGCACCGCTGCGGGCGTCTGTAGCAGCAGCGGTATGCGTTCATCGGCTGCGGCTTGGTCTTCGGCGCTGATGCCCAGCCAGACGTTGGGGAGGGGCCACGACGGAAATGGACCCTGCGGACCGGTCAGCCCAGTCCACAGCGCGGTGGCGCCAAGGCGATTAACGCCGATGCTTTGATCGCCCATTACGGCGTCGATGTACGCCCGCATCCGCTCCGGCCGCTTCGTCAGAACTTGAAACGTATGTTGCGGGCACAGCGCCATCACCGCGAACATGCGGTCGAGCCATTCGTCTTTGACGAACTCGGCGAACGTATCGGACATGCTGTTGACGAAGATGCGCCGCGGCTTTTTCCAGCGCAGCGGGGCGAGCAGCATCTTGTCGTCGAGGAAAATTTCTACATCGGCGCGGTGTCCGGGCTTGAAGTCGAGGCCGGTGCCGAGGTGGCGGTTGATAGACTCGGCATAGCAATTACGGCAGCCATCACTGACATGCTCGCAATGCCAGCCGATCTTGCCGGTGGCGAGATTGCGGGCGCGGATCGGTGACCAGCTCGCATCGGTCCATTCTATTTTCGATTGCGCTCCCATAAGCTATTCCGCCGCCTCCATCTTCGGAGCATCCAACCCCCAGACATCCCAATTCGGACGCGCTCCCCTCGCGTTAAGTTCGATCTTCGGCAGATGTGGGAAATACGATTCGATCATTGCGTAAAAACAGGGTGGCTTGACCGAATGCTCTCCGATCACAGCCTCCAGCATGGACCCCCATTGATCGCCTGGAGCCGGGGCTGTGACGTTGCCCTTGATGCCGAGCAGCAGCAGCTCATGGCTGTTGCGGAACCAATAGCCGGTGCCGATGGCTGGCTTGGTGGTAGCAACGCCATTGTCACTGGCGTCGCGACGCTTCGACCACACCACATGGGATCGGTAGTCGAAGCCCCATGCCTCCATCACCGCCAGTGCATGCGGCAGCATCGGCACCGTGGCCCATAGGAACAGGGCACAATCCTTGGCGGCGATGTCCGGCACCGGCCGGGCGGCAATGACCTCGGTGACCGATGTCGGGTAATGGTTGTCCGGTGAGCGGTCTAGGCCGGTTTCACGTGACCAGGGTTCGAATCTCCATTCTGGGTCGGCCAGAATCACCCCGTATTTCTTGTCGGGGAGTTTGAGATTGGCGGCGGCCTGCATTTCGCCGAGATGGGCCTCGCGGGCTGCGCGACGGGTCGCTTTCACAGCGGTCGCGATATCGCGGCGCTCCATGTCGGGGCGGATGGTGCCATCCGTGATTCGTGCCTTAAGTGCCTGATCGTCCAGCTTTGTCAGTTCATAAAGCGTTCCCCAAGACGGAGGCAAATGTTGCACCAGGTGCCGATTTTGCAGGCGCTCATCCGCGGCTATTTTCATTAACCGCGCAGCAGTTGATGGCCCGAACGGCAAGCCTTCATTGATCATCGGTGTAAATTCGCCATGTTCCAATGCCTCCTTTGCAGCGTTCAATAAACGCCCAGTCTCAAAGATCGCCTCGATGCTCTGCTGCCATGAATTAGCAATTGCGGCAGCGTAATCTGTGGCTGTTTTGAGGAAGGCGGGCGTGCGGACGCGCGCAAGCGGCTGCACAGTAGAGAATGACACGCTGATTGCGTCTTCTAGCTTCAGCTTTTTCAGCAACCGCAACGCCGCATCCTTTCCGATGCCCAATTCGGCCCCGATCTGGCGGCACCCCCAGCCCTTCTCATCGCGAAGTCGGCGAACGGCGGGAAGGTGGTCAATCACGCGGCCATCCTTCCCGGGATCACCATCTTGCATCGACACACCCACACCATATGAACGGACCACTCGCGGTGAACCGGATGCGGCTCTCCGGTGAGCACCGCCATCCATCCGGTGCGCAAATGGTCCTCTGCCTCCGGGAGGGGAACGAACTTGTGGATGCCGCGGATGCGGGTGACATCGAGGGGATTGATCATAAATTCCGCACCCTCCATTCATCCAAAGCTTTTCGGTCCTCGGCATTTCTCCGCTCTATCTCTTCATCGCTGATCCCCAGACACTTCGGGCAGGTAATGTCGTAGAGATGCACGCCGCGCGCCGAAATGATCGGATAGGTGCCCGCACCATCACAAATGGGACATGAAGGCTCCCCGCTCATGCCGCCCGCTCCGAATGCGCCTTCCGGCCATCCCTCTTTTTGGCTCTTGCCGCAGCTTCGCGGCGCATGACTTCAAGTGCATCGTCTATGCGACCCGCTTCCATCTCATCGGCGAGAAGACGCATCCCGCACGGGGTGATCCGACACCAATCGCCTTTTCCGTCATCAGCGAGGATCCCACGTTTAACGAGGGACTTTGAAATTCGGTCGCCAACGACAAGTATGCGCCCCGGCGATGCGAGGGAGATTAGGAGCTGCAATTGCTGATGTCCGATTTTCATGCCGCCCGCTCCGAATGCGCCCGCCGATCATCCTCGATGATCGCCCGCAGCAGCGAGCGGATCAGGGCGGATCGGCTTGGGTAGCCGCCTTCATCGGCCATGTTATCGAGGTAGGCGGCATCGGCAGGTGGAAGCCAGGTGACGCTTCTTATGAGTGTGCGCAGTGCTTTCATGGTGTCTCCCCAGCATCAGGTTAAATCGCTCCCGCGTGACGCGAAGCCGGTCATTCAGCGGCCTCCGGCGTAAAGCAATCCTCAATTGTGAGGGCCCCATCGGTCGCCTCGGAAATCTTCTTTGCCATCCGCAGGCTGTTGGTGCCGTTCAGACAGATTTGCGACACCCGCCCCTGTGTGAGACCAACCATCTCACCGAAGGTGCGTTGCGAAATCTTGTTGTCTTTCAACCATTTGGCGAGGCGAATCATGTGGGTATATTAGTGTCATTGATAATTCTCGTCAATAGCTGTATTAATAAGAGCGAATAGACGGTTGTGGATATGTCCAGCACGATAGCGTTTATGACAAAGACGCCATCGAAGCGGCCAGCCCCTCCTTGCGTGCGTGGGTTGCCAAAACTCGCCAAATGGCGGCGGCACCGTGACCGCATGTCGCAGGAGGAACTGGCGGCCAGGATTGGCGTCACTCAAAGCATGATTTCCCAATGGGAAAATGGCGAATCGGACATTCCGTTCTCAACCGTTCACGACATTGCACGGGCGCTCGACACCACGATCGAGCGCCTTTTACGCGACCCGAGCGAGGGCGAGGATTTCTACCGCGTCTGGGAACAACTCCCACTGAACGAGCGTCCCCGCGCCCTCCGCATCCTCCGCAATCTCACAGACTGAACCAGTCCAGAAAATAATTATTAGTCACACTCATTTTTCTGTTGCCTAAGAGTATTAGTATGGTTTATAGTCTCCCCAGATCAAAGGGGAGTTGACCAAATGACCGACCGCATCGCCTTCAAGTCTGCCGGACTAGTCCCGCCTCAGTTCCGCAATCGCCAGCCGGAATGGGTACGCGGCGAAAAGGTCGCTTGCGGCTGCTGCCGCGGACCTGAGAGCGACCGTTGCTGCTGCTGGATTCATCAGGATCGCCCCCACGGTCTTCTACCTCACAAGTGCTCGCTGCATTGTGAGGAGGCCTGACCATGCCCCACGAATCCTCTCCCTACATCGCGCTCGGAATCACGTTCGCGCTTATCTGCGTTCTTTGGTTTGTCGCTGCCAACGTTTTTCTCAGTGTGATCCTATGGCTGTAATCCATCTCGGCCTTTCAACCGAAGACTTCCCCGACAGCGATCTCAGTTACACCCAGCAACGCGCCAAGACTATCGCGGAAGATCAGGACTTCGTGGCCGCCATGATCGCGGCGCATCCCGATATCTGCCAGGGCGTTCACACCGAGCCCTGCACCGACAACCCCCAGCCCATGGCGCCCGTCGTGATGGTGCGGTCATGCCAGGGGTTTGATTGGCCCAAAGGTGACTGATGCTCCCCATTGATGTCTGGCGGATCGACCTCGCCCTTTGTGCCGGAGAATTCCGGCGAGGGCGCCTGTCCGAGGCTGGCTTCCGCCATCACCTAGCCCGGCTCGGCTATCTTGCGCATGAGATTGAGGCAGAGGTTGAGCATCATCGGGCATCTGAAATGAAAGCCGTTCCCATCGGACCTGTGCTGCCCCGGAACGGTGAAACAGGTCCGCAGCGCGGCTCCGACGCTTCACAGTACCAGCGCAGTGATCGGAGCCGCGCCCCTCTAGATGACATGATTAAGGAACGGAGCACATGACCGACAGGCGAGACTTTCCGACCGCAGTTATTGCCTCGCTATCGAGTGGCATCAGTCTTTGCTCTTTCAACGAGATGCACGAGGCGGCTGAATACTTGATGGGGCATCCGATATGGACGCATCAATTTGCCAGTAAAGACCTTTGGCAGGACATGCAGCGCACAGTCCTGGCCCAGTGTTCGGAGATGCCGACTGAACTATTGGATGTCACCAAGGACAACTACAAAGAACGCATCGCCGCTTTGGAGTCAGAATTCGGAAAGACCGTCAAAATACGAAAAGGCTCGGGTCTTACAGCGATGCTCCCGACCGATGGCATTCTCGATCATCTCAAAGATAAACGATCATCATGATGGGGCTGGTGAGATGACCGCAAATTACCTCATCGAAGGCGCCACATGGCGCGGCCCCCGCTCCGGCCGAATGGCCGTCGTCCCCGTCCGGATCACTACCGCGCTGCTCACTCGCATCAGAGCCCGCGGAATCCCCGTCAGCAAATTTCTGCGCGAGGCGGGGGAGAAGGCGGCGGACATCGCTTCCCTTCCACCACAGGGAAAGGGCGAGTGAATGGACGATATTGTCGAGCGACTCCGCAACCGAGAGGGATTTGTTCTTGAGGGACCGAGGCGACTTATGATGCTCTGCGAGCAAGCCGCCGACGAGATCGCGCGGCTCCGAGAGGAACTCAGGCAGGTGCGAAGGGCGTTGCAATGCTATAACCCGGATCATTCTCTCCTCGCTCCCGGTCCACCAGAGGATACACCATGAGGATGATCACCGTCTATTTGCCTGACAGTCCTGCCGCGCCTCAGGCCGAGTATGAATCTGCGCTTTTGCAAACTATCCGCAATTGCGATTCAGAGTCCGCAAGCATCTTTGTTAGCTTTCTGTCTTTTTTCAGGCCCATCCAGAATGCTTGGTTCTTAGAACTCTCCACTAAGCTTGCTATGGAAAAAGAGATCGCGCAGCTGCGGGAGGCGCTGGTGCCTTTTGCAAAATGCGCCGACGCCATCGAATGCACCACCACGCACGAGTGCCATGACGCGGACCAATGGGCTATCGGCGATCTCGACCACATCCTTAAATTTAGTGACCTGCGCCGCGCCCGCGCTGCCATCGCTCCCCATCCACCAGAGGGAAAGGGCGAGTGATGGACCGCGTAAGCTTCCCCCTTGAAACCGCGGCAGAGCGCCTTGGCGTCACCCGCCGCTGGTTGATGGAGTGGCTGCGCAAATACCCGTGGGATGTCCACGGCACCCCCTTTTACCGTCGCGCGGGCAAGACTAAGCTCTTCACACCCGGAGACGTGGCCCGCATCCATGCGGCGCTGCCGGGCCCGGAAAGTGCCCCATGCTCCGTCTCTACCCGCCGCGCAAAGGCTTCTCGCAGAACTGGCGCATCCGCGGCACCTACCTCGGAGTCCGCGTGGATCAAAGCAGCGGAACTCACCGGCGACAGGTCGCTGCTGCCATCCTCGATGAGATCGCCGGAAAAATCGAGTGCAAAGAGTGGAAAGCTGCGCCTCGTGAAGACGACAGTTTCCTGAGCGCCGCTCTGTCCTACATGCAGACGACCGGGAACAAGCGCTATGTGGCGCCCCTGATCAAACACTTCGGAGAAACGCCATGGCGCGAAATCGATCAAAACGCTATCGACCGCGCGGCTGTAGCTTTGAGACCGGATGCATCCCCTGCTACCAGGAATCGCTGTGTCTATACCCCGCTTGCCGCAATTTTAAGGCACAAAGGGTCGACGCTCCGCATCCGCCGGCCGCCGGGGGCGAAGGGCAAGCCGCGCACCGACTACCTCAACCCGCCCGACGCCATGGCGATCATTGAAGCAGCGGAGACGTTCGATGGTGAGTTTGGCCTTTTGCTTCAATTATTGCTCTACTCCGGTTGCCGCCTCGGGGAGGCTTTGGCCCTGGAATGGCCCAATATTCACGGTGGAACGGCTTACATCCGAACGTCTAAGAACGACGATTCTCGCACAGTGCGACTGCGGACTGATCTGGAGGATCGTTTTGAGTCCCGCAGGAAGCCCGCCGGCCCCGTCTTCCCCTTCCACTATGGCGGTCGCCTCAAAGAACTCCTAAAGCGCGCCACGTGCCTCGCCAGCGGCGTGACGCCGGCATCCCGAGGCAAGTCACCCGCGCATCGGCTGCGATGGGTGAATTTTCACACGTTTCGCCATACGTTCGCGACGTGGTTCCGCAGGGCCGGAGGCGACGTGCAGGGCTTGGTGGCAACCGGCAATTGGCGCGATCCCAAGTCCGCGGCCCGCTACCAGCATGTACATGCCCATGAAGAGTGGGAACGGACGGAGCGGTTTCCGTCAATGAAGCGAGGGTGAACGATGAGCGAGACTCGCATGTGTCCGAAATGGGCAGTCAACCAAAAAAGTCGTCTAAGCTATTGATTTAATTAGTGCAGGGCTGCCCTCCCCCAGGGCAGCCCGCTTTCGCGTTGTCCCGCAAAATCAGGATTTACGGGGCTTTCGGTGCACGCCTTGAGACGTTTGCACACGAACAGAGACGGAACTGCGCCTATGGGCGTGTGTAATTCCTGGGCAGCCCCCCCACAAAAAGGGGGCCGCATGAGCAAGCCCATCCGGCCCCAAGTCCAGGGAGGAAACGACCATTGCTGGCCACCATCCGGTCATGATAATAACCGGAGGGTTGAGGACGGCGGCATGGGCCGCCGAATTCATCGGGCGTCATCTTCCTTTTCATCGGGTTGAGCGATCGAGTCTCCGCAGCAGCTCGTCGTCCCGCAGCCGTTGCACTCCGGACACGGAATGAGCTGGTAGTGTCCCGGCCGGTCGGCGATGTCTCGGGCTTCGCGGCCGAAGCCGTGGCAGCGGTCGTATTTCATGATCATTCCTTATTTGACGTAAATGTGAGAAAAGACCGCAATCATCGACACGATGGCGGCGACGGCCGTGATCATCGCAATCGTCACGCTGCCCACCCAACTGATCCCCTGTGACTGCCCTTGCTTTAATGTCATGTTGGTTTGCAAAGCATCCAAATCCTTTTTGGTGGCGGCGTCGTTCACTTTCTTTTCCAGGAAGCCATGCCGCTCCTCGTACTGCTTGGTGAAACCGTTCCAAGTATCTGCGCTGACCGTCTTCAAAGTCATGTCTGCGATGCGGCGGCCTTCGTGGTTGAGGTTTTTAAGATGCTCGTTGAGCTGTCTCTGTTCCAGAATTTTGGCCGACTCAATCGCCTTAAACTTTTCCTCGATGACCAGCAGCTTTAGGTCGACGTATTCCCTGCAAACCTTGCAAGGCTCACGCTTATCCGCAGGATCGGTCATCAGACTCTCGCCGCCTCGCGGTCATCCGCCGAATACCGTGAGCACCAGCCAGAACGCGAGCATGATTGCGAACACAGCCCCGAACGCGATCATGAACCGGCGCGGGGCACCGCGCATATCCTGCGGCCAGCGGTGGCGCAGGGTAAGCAGCCGCTCATACTCGCGGCGCCTCATCAGTGGACCACGAAGCCGAAGTCATGCCATCCGAGCAGGAACAGCAGGACGAACAAGAGGATGTTCGGAGCCCAACCGAAGGCAGTCCCACCACCCCAGTTAGTCCAGCCCCAGAACACGAACCACAGGATCATCAACATCCAAAAGACCATTCCGATAGGCATTGTCGTTCTCCTTATTTGAAGGATAAGGCAGCCCCGGCGTGGCGTGGCACGTCAAACCGGGGCCGCTCACGCCCTGACGGTGTGCGGGTACGGGGGATGGGGGGTTGCACTTCGCGTCAGGGCGTTTCTCAGGGCGATGGCGGCAGCGAGGACTTCATCTGATCGATGTCGGCCCTTAGCTTCGCCGAAAGGGCAGCGAGGTTTTGTGCAGCCGCATGGGCCTCGGGGTTATTCGTCCCGGCAAGCGCGAGAATGAGCGCCGCAATTTCCGTTTGAACGGCGGCGTCGTTGTCGGTGACGACTTGCGTGATCTCGGCGACGGCATCGGCGAGTTCGCTCATGATCTTTTCTCCTTGCGCCAGGATGGCGCGTTGGTTGGACAGTAGGGTATCTATCTGCCCTAACAGGTTGAACCAAGTCGTTTTTTGATACGTCGTCATTTGCGATTTTCTAAAGACTCTCGACGACGTTTCTGTTCCGCTTCCCACATCTTCTCGCGCTCAAGTTCTCCGGATTGGCGGATCGCCATAAAATACGCCTTGGCGTTTGCGGCCCACGATTTAGCCGTTTCGGTTAGCATCAAAGGCGTTCTCATCTGACTCTCGCGGCCTGAAAATGCATTGCGTCTACTGAGCCGACACTCCATCGGCCGCCCCAAATCCATCCCTCGGTTTCGAATGCCTGTGTGATCAGGCTGTCCGACTTGAATTTCGTATTTGTCGCATGCTGCGGATTGGCGGCAGCGTCAAAATCGATCGCGGCACCGTAGGAATGGACTGATGGCGTATTGGTTCCGGCAATCGGGCGCCAATTGAAAGAACCGTCAAAAACGTCATATCCGAATTGATGGATTTGATCCTGCGATTTGCCACACTGTTCCCAAATAAAGTTCACAACGCGCGTTAGGCTTTCCGCGCACTTCTTGTGAATTTCTATCGTTTGCGCCTTGCCGTTCATCAACCACGGAACATGCACACTGACCAGATTGGCGCGGATGGTCGCTTCGCTGTCGCCGTAGAACGCGGGACACTCTGCCTGTGTCGGCCAAACATTGTGTTGGAGGACCGTTCCTCCTACCGTCCCAGGTCGGACTGGTGTGGAAATGATAGGCCCCACGTTTCCTTTGTCGAGGACGCTGACGAAATCCCAGCTTGTGATGTCCGTGACCCGATCGAGGTTGCCAGTCTTTCCGAGTGCCGCCCATGCTCCCGGTGTGAGGTCGAGGCCGGCGCGGTTCGTGTGGCGGCCCGTGGTGTCGGTGCCGCTTTCGGCTTGCGGCCGGCCGGCGTGATCCCAATACGGGTCGTGCGTATTCCATGGGCCAACGTCGACGATTGGGATGTCGACCGTTTTGCCGCGGAGGAAGACACGGATGACCGGGGGCGTCCCGGGGAAGTGGTATGGGAGCGCGGCACCGGGCTTGGCACTGTCGATGGTTTTGCCTGTGTAAGCCGATCGTTTTGAGAAGTCGCTGTCACTGGCTCCGGCGAAAGATGTGGCAGTGATGCCGGTGAACCGGGGAATTCCGGGAGCGGGAGGAACGGGCGGGGTGACCGGAGGAGTGACGGGGGGCTTATCGGGTTCGACGGGGGGCTTGACGGGCGGCCCGAGAGGACCGGGATCAGGAACAGGAATGGGACCAGGAGCAGGAGGCACGACAACAGGAGGGGGAGGAATCGGAAAGCTCGGCGCACGCTGATTCCCGACGAGGGCATTGATTAGGCCCCACACATGAACATCGGTGATGATCCCTTTGATCGCATCCAAAATGAGGAGGGCGCCAAGAACAGCAATCGCGACTATCAGGACTTGCGTGGGGTCGAGGGTCATGAGGTGTATGTCCCTGGCCCCGGCGGCGGAGCGGGCGGCACCGCCACCGATGGCGTCTTGAGCGCCGCAAAGAACGACTGAAGGTCCGCGCCAAAATTGCCTGTCAGATGCAGCAGCGCACCCGAAGCGATCTGGCCTGCAGCTTGATTAGTTACGACGGTCGGATGCGCACCGGCCGCAATCTTCGCGTTGATGTCGGCGAAGATTTTCTGCACCAGGGCTTGAAAAGCCGGGCTCTGCAGAAGTTGTGTGAGGAGCGGCTGGATGGCAGCCCAAACGACTTGAAAGTTCATGAGCGGTATCCCTTTGATGGAGTGATCTCCGGTTTGACATTGGGCACACTGTCGTCATGGGCGAGCTGCTGGAGGGCCACAGGTGCATCCCGAGCAATCTTAATGGGTTCGGCGAGGCCCTGAACCTGTGACGCCGTTTGCACCACTTTGGCGTCGCGATGGATGAAAAGGCCCCAGAGAAGCGGGATAAGCGTTGCCGCGGCACCAGCAATCGTCGTCGCTGTGTTGGCGTCGATCAGCCCGCGGTCAAGAGCGGCACCCGCGCCTATGCCGATTCCCGTCGTCACCCAACTGATTACCGTGTTTTGATTCATTTCGGTTTGTCTCCTTTGGCATTGTCTGCGTTATTAAGTTCGTTTTCGCCCCTCATCGTCAACTTATTGTTTTTGTCGATATAATACTCTGATTTCAGCCAGAATTGTTCGGCGCGTGTGAGATGTCCACCGTCACGAACGGCGCGAAGGGCCATAATCATATTGGGGGAAAGGGTCATATTCCCTCCGTCTTGGCTATCGTAAAGCGCAGATCGTCGATGTGGACGACGGCACCTTCACTCAGCATCTCAATGCCGATCGAGTGGTCGTTGATCGTCACAGTCTCACCATGGCTGTCGCCGACATAGGCATGTACGATGCACTCCTTGCCGCTCACATAGCCGAAGGCGACGACATCCTGGCCGCCGAGCGTTGCCATGGCGGCGCAGAAGGAAAATGCGAGGGCAACGAAGCCGGCGTCCATTACCCCTTAGCCCCTGGCGCAAAACACCGAATGAACGGGGTTGGCGTTCCGCCGGTCGGGTAGTTCACGCCCCACCACACGGCCGGCGCACCGTGAATGTTTGGCGTCGTGTCGAGGATGGTATCAGTCGGCACTTCCATCCAATCTGAAGTTTTCTCCACTTCAGCGCCGCTGTCACCACTGACTCGGTATTTGAACTTCGTCCAATAATGGCCGTCACGGATATCTTCTTCGGCGTAGGTGCCATCGGCATTGCTGCAGCAATTGATTTTGGTGGTCGGATTGTGTTGGTCCTTCCACCATTGCTGTTCAAGGGGGTTCATCTGGGCATATTCCGGGCGCCAATGTGCATGCGCCCGCATCCCAAGCGTCAGCAAGAACATGGCAACGGCTACAGCGATGACGACGGCAATGCCGGCGAGCGTTCCGGGATCGGCGTAGGTTTTTCTCATGGTTAGCCTCTCTTTCCAAGCTCTGTAAAAACCTCGGAGAGAGTCACCTTGCCGTGCTGCGCGGCGATGGTGGAACCCAATTTTCGCGCCAAGTCCTTGTTTTCCTGCATCAGCGCGCGGATGACCTGCGCGGCATCGCGGCTATCACGCCCGCGGCTCGCGTCAAGCCGGTTGACCAGTTCTGCAATTGCGTGCGTGCTTATCTCAAACACGGCAACTATCCCTTTATCGTTCGTGTGAGGCAGCCATATTTATCGATCGACCAGGGTGCGTCTGGCGTAATCGCATTGAATTTGTTGAGCAGGCGCGTCAGCGGCGTCTTTAGATAGGGATGCTTGGGGTCGAACTTCTGCGCCGCTGCCCGCGACTCGCGATAGGCAGCGCGCTCGCGCGATGTGACGATGCGTGCGTTGGGGATGCCGGGAGGAGGCATGGGCCTCCTGTGAGGTTGAGACTAGCGCTTGCCCTTGAGGGCTTGGTCGACGAGGCGGCGGATGGCCTCTGCCCGTGAGGGCAGATCAGGTTGCTTGCGCCGCCATTCGTCAATTGTTTCCAGCGGCTTAGGCTGAAATCTGACTAGGACGGGCGCCCCGGTTTCAGGGGCTCTACTTTTTTTTGCTGATTTCATGATTTCACTTGACGGTATCATGAAATCACGATACAACACAATCACAGACGAAGCAAGAGGGACACGGACATGAAAACCACAGCCACCCTGACCGAAATTCGCAAAGATGGCTTCCAGAAGTGGGAACGCTCTGAGCTGCCTAAGTCAGACCGTATGCGCTACATCTGGCTGCAACCCTTTCAATCAATCAAAGGTGCCGAGATTGGTTCGACTGCCACACTCGTTTTCAGCAAGGGCACCGGCGGCCTTATCGGCGGCCACCACGCTGGCTGGAGAGTAACAGAACTCGTGGCCTGATCCGCGACGGGCCGATGGCGCATCGGCCTATCGGGCGATCAGCCCAAGACGACCCGGACAGTGTTAGGCGCACCGTCCGGGTCTAACCAGACCCACAGGAGACCAGTCCTATGGCCCAGGCCAACACCATCCTTGACTCACATCGCCACCTGATTGCAAGGCTCTCAACGAATAAGCCTTGCCACATCCACAATTGTCACGTCGCCGATGATCTCGATTTCGAGGATCGCGCCGCCCATCTGAAAGCCTTGTTGAATGCGGTCGGCGATTATGTCCGTACCGCTCTCAAGGACATCGAGGTCAAGGCCAACGTCCGCATCGATGTGAGCTACCTCGAAGGGATCATGAACGACACCGCCGCCGACGTGGTGGGATCGCTTGAGAATGCGGCCGACGAAGTGCGCGGGTATAGCCGCGCGGCATAACCAATGGTTCCCTTCTCATCCCTTTGGGTAGCCTCGCGCGCCCGCAAGATTTTGGAGCTAACCATGCCCCGCAAGATCATCACATCTTATTGGGCAAAGCCCATCCAAAACCGCGCCTTCGATTGGTCAGCCAGTTACGACGGCTTCGAAGAAGGCCCTTACGGCTACGGCGAGACCGAACAGCAGGCCATCGCCGATCTCACCGACAATTACGACAATCCAGATCAGGAGTAGAGCCACCATGAAAATCCTCGCAGCGTTTCCCTCAAAATACCTCAAAGCCGCTGACCTGCACGACAAGCATATCAAGGTCATCATGAGCCACGTCGCGCTTGAGGAACTCGTCAACAAGGACGGCAGCGACATGCTGCCGATCCTCTATTTCAACGGCGTTGACAAGGGCATGGTGCTCAACAAGACCAACGCCAAGGTCATCTCGGCTGCCTATACAGACGAGACCGATGCGTGGCAGGGCATGCCGATCGTGCTGTTCCCGGCGATGGTCGCGTTCGGTGCGGAGACCGTCGAGGCGATCCGCATCAAAGTTCCGTCTGCAGCCGAGCGCATCAAAGCAATCAACGAGTCGGCGCACAAGGACGCATTAGGCGAACACATGGTCGAGCAAATCCACGACCGCCCGATGACCGCTTCGATGATGCCATACACGCCGACACCAGCCGACATGGATCGCGCCAAGGAAGTGTGGCGAACGAAGAAGCCGACGCCGCGGCCGAAGGTATTTGCTTTCCAAGACGTGATGCACGATGCCGACGGCGTGGTGTGGGAGGAGACCAGCGAACGACCCTTAACGCCAGCAGAACGCACCGAGCAACTGACCGCACAACTCAAGGAATCTCTTGCCCGCGCCAATGCGGCCCTGGATGAGCGTAGGGAAGCCCGTGGTGCGACGAAGCCCGACGATGGCCTCGATATCCCGGCGGTCTTCGATCGCCGTTCCAAGCCTCCAGAACCGGAGTACAATGCCAATTCCTGGATCGAGCTCATGCAGGCGGCAGAGTAGAAGGGAGAAGCCCCAGCCGTGTGCAATCGGCTGGGGCCAATCAAATGATCCTCAGAATGAAAGGAACCACCATGGCCGGGTTGAGGATGGTATGCGCGCCCCCGCCACCGGTATTGCCCACACCGATGTTGGCTGCTCCACCCTGCACGGCGGCTCCGGTGTTGTCTCCAAGTTGGTCAATTGTCGAAACGCGAAGATTGGCACCACCCAGTATAACATCACTGGATTTTTGGTAAGTAAAACTATGCGTGTGACCAAAATCCGTAGCAGTATGATTGTGGCTTGGAATTTCCGTGGTGCTCAGGGTATGGCTCTGAGCGCCACCCGTATTGCCGAGGATCGTGCCATCAAAGTTGAGGGCCGCCGTGATGCGGTTCGCGGCGGAACCGCCCATGTTGTCGAGACCGAACAGGCCGCGACCGCGCAAATCAGGCAGCGCGAAAGTTCCTCCTCCCGAGCCGAAAGTCGTTCCGATCAACGCAAACAATACGGAATAGGTCGTCGTAGAGAGCAATTGGCCGAACGGCAAGGCAAAGTTTGCATTGGGTGCCGTCGCCCCAAAATATGGAAGGACCGCTCCCACGGGAATTCCAAACGGGTTGCTGTAAAGCCCAAACATGATCCATGCGTTGGCGGAGGCGTTGAACTTGGCTGCATAGGGCGTGCCCTGGACAAGGCTTGCTGCCGCAAGCGCGGTGCCCGCGGCGGATTGCAGCGGATACGCGCCCCCGCCATCAACGAAAAGCGTCGCCGCCACCCCATTTCCGGCATGCGGGGTGAAGGCGATCAGTTGCCCGTCCGCGGGAGGGTTTACAAGGCCCTGATTGGTGGTCAGCGTATAGGCCGTCGCAGTGCCCCCGGTTGCCAACAGGCCCGAGGTATCGTCACGGTATTCCGCGAGCCGTGCCATCATGGCGCGGGCGGAATCGTTATACGATGCCGGAGGCTGACCCTCGGCCCAGTTTATCGTGGCATCAGCCGAAGCGTTGCTTGCTGCGGTCTTAGACCAACTGAAAAAGGCCATATTCTACCCTCTCCCCAACGCCGCCATCTGCAAGCGCGCCAGCACTTGCGGGCTCAATCCCTTGGGCATAGCGATCGGCAGCGGCTTCATGGGTTGAACCTGTTGCGGGGCCATCATCGCCGCCGCCCGCTGTGCCAATTGGCCGATGTCCGGTCCCTTGCTTTCTCCCGAGAGATCGGCGCCGGAGAGCATCCCCGCCCCAATGGAAGGAGTCGAGGATGCTCGATCCGGCGCCATCCCTCCGGAGCCCGCTGCACCGGCTGTGAGGCCAACTGGAACAGCGACGGCTGGGGCAGCCGGGGAGGACATAGCCCCAGCCCCGGAAGGGCCGTTCTCAAATTTGGCAACCCATCCGCGCGTGAAATCTCCAGACGTGACGGTGCCAACCCCACCTGGAAACATCGTTTTGTTGAATTGCGGAGAGGTTTGAGGATTGTCGGGGATGTTTCCCCATATGGCATCCCTGGCCCAGCCGGCGCCTTTGCGGCGCCCCTCTGCAGTACCGGCCATGTTCTGCCAGGCAGGAACATCGGGATTGCTAAGATGCGCCGTCGCACCGCCGATGCCCTGTTGGTGGGCGAGATAAAGCTCACCTGGGGTTGGGGCACGGCCCAGGCTTCGCCCCAAAATTGCCGCATGCTCCTGCGCCTCTTGCGCGACTGCGGACGCTTGAACACCGGGATCGGTGCGGTTCTGATCGGTGATGCCGTATTTGCGTTCGAGGTCGGGGGAAAACTGGCCCATGCCGCGATTCGATCCAGTCGGCGCGACATTGGGGTTGCCACCGCTCTCGATTTGAAAGAGGCGGGACGTGTAGGATGGGTCAAGACTGAATTGGTCGTCAGCCATTAGGAGGGTGCTTCATGTGGTGGTATGTGTTGCAGGGAACGATAATGGGCGCCGTGTTCTGGTCGGATTGGATGTGGCAGTGGGGCGTCAGTCGAATTTCCGTCTCGTTCCTTGCCTTCCTTGCGGCTTGGACGACCAGCTTCATGCTGGCGTGGATCATGGATGGCGCGTGGAAGATCAGCGACCCTGAGCACTCGGCAGAGCCAAGGCCGAGGCCATCAGGCGACGCTGAAGCGGCGTCAGGCGCGGCCTGGGAGGCGCAGGCACAGCCGCCGCCATCTGTTGGGCGAGCGGCGAGCGGGCGCGCAGCATTTCCTCAAGCTTCTGCGCCTGATTTGAAGTCATCTTCTCGGCGGCCTTCCGCGCGATAGTGCCGGCAACTCCGATCGGGATACTTGCACCGCCGCTCGGCACCGCCGCTGCGGCATGGGCCATCAGCGTCAGGCCATCATTGAAGCCAAGCTTGCCGGCCTTGCGCAGCAGGTTTTCTGTGGGCGATCCGCGCACCACGCGCTCGGCTTGCGCTTTTTCAGCGGCGCTATAGCCGACCGAACGCTGCGGCACGTCGAGAACGGCGCTTACCTTCTGCTTGATGGCGTTCTGAATATTAGCGCCAGAGCCGGCCTTGGCGGCCTGCCGTTCGGCACGGGTGAGGCGCACGCCCAAGTCCTCGGCGCGCATGGCCGCGCCCCAATTCTTGCGGGCATCATTTAGGATGGGGATGGCAAGGGATGCGTCCCCGGCCATGAGGTCGGGCTGCTTGAGATTGCCAAGGAAGTCGTCAAGTCGTTTGACGGCACGGCTTGCCGCCGCTGCATCGGCTGTCGGTCGTCCGACCGTATCGACCTCGCGGGCAACGTTCCCGAGCGCCTTATGAACGCTATCGAGGTCGGCGACCTTGACCGACGCGACGCCTTTCGGAACCTGCAATTCATTGACGACGCCGAAAGCCTTGGGCGTAGTGATCGGCCGGAAGCCATCCTTGGCGAGGTCACTGTGAATTTGAAAGGCTAGATTGGAGACGGCTTGCGGCTTGATCTCGACGGCCGCGACTTCGGGGTGTTGGTAGCCAGCGCGGGCTGCGTCCTTGAGTCTTTCGACTGTCGGCACGGCCGCCACGGCGGCTTTCGGTACGGCCCCCGCGCCGCCGCCGGCCACTGCGCCAGCGATGCGGGCCACCGGCTCCAAGCCCGTGCCCTTGGTCAACTGCCCAGCCGTCTCGCTGGTGATTGCAGGGCCGAGCACCCTCAATAACGTCCTGCCTATCTTGACCAGTGCCGGAACCGCAGTCGCCCCACCCGTTTCGGCTGCACCGATTAAATTTGGCGCAAATTCACCGACCGTCTGCGCATATTGGCCCGGCAATGTCTTCGGCTCATAAAGAGGACCAGTTTTGCTTTCGACTGCCCCCGTGAGTTCCTGCCCGGTCGGAATGATGCGCTCGGTTCGGCTCGGCTTCACATTGAAGCCCGCTTCGGCATATTTCTTGTTGAGCCAATCGCCCGCCTTGTCGGCATAGGACATGATGTCGCCGGGGAGGCCGGCAAGTCCGATCGCGCCCTTGGCCACGCCAATGCCCGCCGACTTGGCCACGTCGGATGCTACGGAGGGCTGAGCCGCAAACGGATCATGATCCACCGGCACCAATTGGGGTGCCGTTTGCGGTGCTGGCGCAGTCGCAAAGGGATCATTGTCAACCGGAATTAGTTGCGCCATCAGGACTTGACCATCAGATATTTTCCCGGTCTGGCCGGGTCCGGAACGTACCAGTTGCCATCTGGGGCCTGTTTGGCGCCTGGGGGAGCGCCAGGAGGCGGCGCCGCAGCCGTGGTTGCACCTGGCGGTGAGGCGGCGACGGCAGGCGCAGCAGTCTTGGCCTCATGCCCATAGTTGAGTAGGCGATCATAGTTGGCCTGATTCTTAGGGTCGATGAAGGTGAACCCGCCGGCCGCCGACCCCATGCCCTGCTGGTAGTTTTGCTCTGCCGCGCTCTTGCGACCTTCAATCACTTCCATCACGGATCGAATGGCCGCCTTCCGCTCGGTCGGCGTACTCGCTGCACCTAAAATGGAGCGCCAATGTTCCTTGTCCGCAACGTGAGGCGTGCCGCCATTGAGGGCTTTAGAGACTTCGGTGGCGAGCGTTTCAGATTTGGTGTCCCACTCTCGTTTGGCGTCCTGGAAGTCGGAGTCATACATCTCCCTTGCTGCCTGGACAATTCCTTGAACATGGTGGCCGCCGAAGTCGAAGCCTCCCAACCGTTCATCAATCTTGGTGAGCTGGCCGGCGTGCTCGATCGCGGTGTTTGCGGCCTTCGCCTCCATGCCGCCGGGACCGGTCTTGTAGAACTGGCTTGTCTTCGCCCGCGTAGCGTAATCAAATTGATGCAGGCTGGGATCAACCAGCGCCGCCAGCGGGAGCAGCTTTTGGAGATTGCGCCCCCCAGCGTTGACATCACCGCGGATGATCGCCTCGATGCCCGCAGCAGCCACGGGTTGATTCTTTTTTAGATAGGATAGCAATTCTTGGCCTTGAATGGGCTGCCCATCGGGGCCGGTCGGGATCGTCATGCCGCCCCCGCCGCCAGACGACCCCGGTACAATTTCCTTACCAGTCTGGTCATAGGTTCGGCCCGAGGCTTCGTCGACAAAGCCGAATGACTTATTGCCCATAAAATCTTCGCCGGTCTGCGTCCACTTCAATTGCCTTGCCCCCATCAGGCGCGGCAATACCTGCTTCAGCATCTCGGGATTGTTGACGAGCGCTTGCGCCTCCTCCGGAGGCATGTGCTTTTGCTCAACCAGCCACTTCGCCGTCTGATTCTGCTTCTGCTCCGCAATGTCCCGCTGCTGTGCCGGGATTGCCAGTTGCATTCCCCGACTCAACCCCTGCCCGAGGCTCTGCGATCCCGCCATCCCAGCGCCCAGCGCCAACAGAGTCGATTGATTGTTCTTCAAGAAATTGTCTATCTTGCCGCCGATACGACCGAGCAGCGAGGTCTCCGGCACGTCCGTCTTTGGCGGCGGGCGATCCGATCCATAGGCCCCGGATAGTGCCGCCATGTCAGGTGTGGCTGGAGGCGGTGCCGGCACCGGCATTAAAGCCCCGCCATCGCCATTTGACATTGGTCCGGGCGGAATCCCACCTGGAGGCGGTCCCACATTCGCGGGCGGCGGTAGGCCAGGTGCCCAATCCGGCGGCGGCGCCCCGCCTTGCATCGGCGTTCCGAACATCTGGGCAAGCATGCCCGGCGTCGGCGCATAGGTCGCCGGATCGAACATGGCGGGGTCGAGCATGGGCATTAGGTCGGTCCCCATTGTACAAATGTTACGTCTTGCGGAAACCATTCCGCAAGAGCTTGGATGACATCTGCAGGAAGTATATCTATTAATGGCTTAATAGATTCAGGCGGCGGACGATGGAAGTCTTTCTCTTTTTCCAACAACTGATTCAAACGATTACGCTGCGATGGCGTCAAAACATCAGGATGATTTCCGAGAAAACATAATTCTTTCCATTCCTTTTCATTAAAAGGCGTCTCAAATAATACATTGCCATCGGCAGCCACAACGATACGATAGGGAGTACATGTTACGCCATTATCTATAGAAATAAAGAAATGATTACCCGGAAATAGCCCTATATTTACACCAATAGGAAGCACACCACCATCTTCGGTCCACGTGTAATGCCATTCGCAAGTCCCATTCATGGCTTTCCGCAGCTTATATAACATATCTTGGCCAACTTCGTGCCAGCAGCAGTCTGCTGCGCCCCATCTATAATGGGTGTTCGACGGCCCATCAACCATATCACACATCCTCATCGCAGACGCAAGGTTGGGCAAAGCCTGATCGCAGGTTAGAAGGGGTCACGCTCTGCAATTCTTTGCCGCAATCGCATTGACAGCGCCATCTCTCGCACTTCGTTGCCGCATGATAACCAGAGACTTCAACAACAGTAAGCCGTCCGAATCGCATGCCCGGCTCAATTTGTTTTGGTCCACGTCGAATGGGCATAAATGCGCGCCTTCTATAAAATTACGAGCATTTTATTATTTCGCCACGGTCATGCTCAGGACCGGCGAGGACCACCTAAGTGCTGTGCTCTGCGGACAACCAGCTAGGCCGACTAAAGCTTCGCCTTCAACGCCCAAGCTTGCACAAATACCTTTGGTCACGCTCCAAAGGCTTTTTCGGACTCCTCTTGACCAAACTGCTATCGCCTCACATCAATCCGCCCAGCATACCGGTCTGCTGTGTAGGCATCGGCGGCTGCGGTGTGGACGACGGGGGTGCCTGCGGCTGCCCGATCTGCATGGGCGGTGCCTGTCCAGGCTGTTGCTGCCGGCGCATCGCCGCCCATTTGGCAAAGTCGTTGGGATTGCTCATCATTGCCTGTAGCGGATTCTGCCCGCCCATGAGGGCGCCGCCGAACTTGGCCATCATCGGGTTGCCGGCGCCCCCCATCATTCCCCCCGGATGGTTCTGCTGCCATTGGCTGAATGCGGAATCGACCTTCTGGCCGATGGGGGATGCGTTGAACTTATCCATGAGGCCGCCCCCACCCATGCTGCCGAGCAGCATGGACAGCGGATTGCCGCCACCACCCGGGGCACCGCCACCGCCAGGCTGCGCCGGCACCCCTCCCTGCTGCGCCGGGCCCCCTGCCGGAGGACTGGCCCCAAAGCCACCCATTGACGGGGCCACAGGAGGCTTCGGCGCCATCGATTGATTGGGCTGGGACCATGCGCCCCAGGCGCTCGGGTTGAAGAATCCGGTGAAGTCGGGCATGTCAGGACCGCCTATTTAGTTTGAGGTTGATTTTTACTAAATCTTCTAATCCGGAATAATCCTGGTTTGGGATGGGTGGGATATGCATCCAAAGCGTTATCTGCTGGGGGCACGTCTCCAAATCATCAACTTGATATTCACCATGTTGAGATGCTATAATTACCCATCGTTTGTGACCAAGTCTTTTATTCTGCCGCTGATAATAACAGAATGCCGGTTCCCATCCCCACTGTAAGACAAGAAAGGTATTACCATCTTTCGGAGCCGTACTTGTCGGGCGCCATTTTAATTTTTTAATTTTCATATTATGCCGCCAAGTCGGCCAACATTCCTATCCTACGGGAGCGCCTTGTGGCAAGATCATAATTCACCGCCTTATACCCACCGATCTCCCCGACCGCTTCCGGCCGGTCGCGCTCGATCTCCTGGGCGATAAGGCCGATGCGCGGGGTTTCGTCGCCTTTGTATTTGTAGCTATAAACATTTGTGCCGTCATAAAGCTCGCCGACCGGCTGGATGTCTTCCTTCAGGTTGGCGTCGGAGAACATCGAGGCCCCAAGCAATCCCGCCCCAATCGCCGTATTCTGCCAGGGCTGCTGTTGCGATGTCGTTCCCGTCATGTTTCCCGTTGACTGCCCGCCCAGTTTGGCGATTGGCTCGACCAGCCCTTCCGCCGCGCCGAGATTGGCCCATGGTAACTGCGCCTGGAGATTTTGGGCCGATAACATCCCGAGCGCCGGTTGGGTGAACAGGCCGGGGATCGAACCAGCCGCACCGATGCCCTGAATCTGGTTTTGCAGCGCCGCCTCTTGCGCTGCCGTGAGGCCGCTTGCGGTTGATCCAGCCGCCCCGCCGAGCTGATTGATCGCCTGTAATTGGTTGCCGGTAAGGGTATTGAATTCGTTCGCCAGCAGCCCGCCCTCGCCTTGGGAGAGGCCGCGCGCGAGCGCCTGCGTCATCGACGCATTGGTCCCGACCGGCCGTCCCGCTGCTGCCGCCTGTCCTTCGATCTGGTTGGTGATGTCCGAATTCATCGTAGACATCGCCTGCTTGAGCGCCGGATTTGTATAGGGGTTCGTGTAATCAGCGCCCAACATTGGAGACAGCGCGCCCAATTCCTGGCCATAGGCACCGGCCAGCATGCCCTGCTGTGGGTTCGTGTTCGACCCGAACAGGTTATTGACCGCCCCCGCCCCAGCCTGCCCGAAGTTCGGCAGCCCAGTGGTGGCATCGATCAGCCCTTGTGTCGCGCCACTCTGTCCCGTGGTCGGGCTGAAATTGCCAGCGCCAACCTGCTTCAGGATGTTTTTGAGAGCCGGCGCAGACGGCCCCCACGGATTGGTCGTGGACTGCTGCTGTTGGTTTTGAGTCGTTTGAGTTGTGCCGGACATTAGAGCCTCTTTTCAATGGCAAAAAACAAACCATGGAATTTGGGTCTTGCAAGGCAGAAAGTGTTCTCGTGTTGTCAAATCGTACCTTGCCAGCATTTCTTTGATTTCGTCGAGTGACTTTCTTCCTAAATTTGGAATCCCGAGCAATTCCCCGTCGCTTATTTTGGCGATATCTCCAAGCGTATCAATTGCGCCGAAGGTCCACCAACCATTACCCTCCAGGTAAGCGGTATTAGATAAACAATGTGCGACCCTGGTACTCCATTCTAACGATCTCCAAGGTATGTCTTCGTGGCCCATCACAACCTCTTTTCAAGCATGACCCATCTCTCGTTATAGTCGGGAAAGTATCCCTTCCATCCTTTGCGCCCCTCGATGCGGACGGACATACACCCTTCTGCCTTGGCGTAGGCTTCGACCTTGGCGAGAAGGCCCGCCCAACGATCGAGTTCAACGCCGCCGCATGACGTGATCTGGCACACGATTCCGCGTGGGGTCTTGATCAGTTTCGTGGTCAGTGCGGCAAGGATAGCGCGATCGTCGCGCTCCCAAACGAGCCATAGGACCGAGGTCTGCGCCTTCAGTTCGGCCAACACGATGTTCGCATCGTCATCACCCCGTTCACGGGCGAATGCACTCTCGATGAAGCCCCTGGCATGGGGCCAGATGTCCTCGATAGCGACGGGATGAACGCACACGAGATCACATGCCATGAATTATCCAAGGACGGCAAAACCAAAGGATTTGTCGACCTGCGCGTTATTGGCATGTGTCAGCACGAATTGCCCCGTCCCGGCAGCATAGAAAGTCGTAGCAATCGCAGCAGCCGCATTGGCCGTCTGTGGCGAATACAGCACGACGGAACTCGGAGAGCACGTCGGTGCCTTCACCGTGGTCGTCGCCGCATTGGCGGTGAGGGTGAATGTCCCCGTGGCATTGGATTTGCCCTGCACCAATTGGCGGATGACATCGACGATCTTGCGAAAGCTCGTCTCACCTGGGTTGATGTCGAGACCAGCCATGCCATCAGTTGCCCTTATCCTGGTAGTGATAGGCGTTCATGGCGGGGAGGGCTCCTATGCCGGCGATTCCGTATTTCTTTAGGATGTCGATGAGCTTGTCATCGAAAACGACGAAGTTGCGGGTTGCCGATTGAAGCGGTTCGTCGCTTTTCAGAAGGCGCAGGACTTCTTGCGGATCGTTCGGGCGATCGTGCCTAAACGGAATGTCCTCACCCTGTCTAGCTGACTTGCGACCGGAAATTCTGCTTTCAAACTGCTTCGCAGCCTCTGCTCTGTCACCACCATAGAATTTGACGATATCCTGCGCTGCATTGCCGGCGGCCGAATTGTTATGTCCTGGCCGCGACCCCTGATCCAGATACTTGATGCCGGGGATGCCGGCATCGCGGAGGAGTTTCGATGCTCGCTCGTCATCAAAAGCGATGCCGCCTCTGCGCACTAGATGCTCGACACTGGCGCTTTGTAGTTCATCCCATTGTTTCTGGCGCAATTCCTTATTGCCCTTTGGGTAGGAGGCATCGTAGGCTCTTTTGAAAGCATCCCTTACTTTAGGACTCTGCTCACTCAGCGGCTTGTCCCAGTCCAGGAAGTGTTCGGGATTGGACTTGATGGCGACTTGGTACATGCGGCCGGGATTTTGCATTTTAGGAACTGCACCAACCTCTTGCCATTCCTTAATCCGATTAGAGGCTTTTTCAATCAAGACACGAGTTGGATGATTTGGGTCGCTGTAGTCGGACGCCTGTTTTATGAGGTGTTGTAGCGCACCAGCAAATGTTCCATCCGAATCGACCATCGCTCCTATGGCCGTCTTGCCATATCGATCCGTATTTTCAGTCGAGATTGGTTCCTTTTCTATAGGAGAATGGATCGCAATATCTCTCGGCGATAAGGCATTGCGATAATCTCGCGCCACCCCCTCATTCTCAGCAAAATACAACCCATGCCCATAAGCCTGTGCCCCCTCCCCGGTTCCTATCTTGGAGAGGTCGAACCTATCGAAGTCATGTGGTGAGCCGTGATAGGCGGTGATGAAGTCGGAGAGGGTGCCGGCGGGCTTTTCCTCCGCTCCACCCTTTAAGACCTGAAACTTGTCGCGTGCGTTATACGGTGCCAGGAAATCGTTCAACCGCGCCAAACTTGCGTCAACGTCTTCCTGCGGGGTGCCCTTGCCCCCTCCGGGAACGTTCTCGTTTGAGCCCGGCGTATAGGTGTTTTTGGACTTGCCATAGGCGTTGAAGTCTCCAGGGCCTAGTTTGCCTCCAGCCATCCCCGCCGCCCCCTGCTTCGCAAACGGCAATCCTCCCGTCATTGCCAGATTGGCCACCCCCTGCCCCCGGTCCATGGCTTCCCTGGTAGGCATTCCCGTCTCGGGGTCAGTGACCTGCATCGCCCCTGTAAGGGCATCCCTTGGCGCTGTGACGGCGCTGGAGAGCTTGTTGGCGTAATAGTTGAAGATGTCCGGTAGGCCGCTCTGTCGCTCATTGGCCTTGGTGTAGGGTGCCCGCACGCGGGCGGCTGCGGCTTCGGCTGCGTCTTGGGCCTCGGCCGGCTCGTCGAGCCCGAGCCTTGCCCGGAGCGCGGCGATCACCTCGGGAGGCACTTGCGGCCCCTTGGGCATGGGCGGCTGCGGAGCCTGGCCCGCACCACTGCCCCATGATCCCCATGGGGTTGCCGAGAAAAACTGGGAGAAGTCAGCCATTACCTCACCCCATCCAGAACCGATTCCGGCTCGATCCCCATAGCATAGGTCCATGCCGTGCCATATGGAATCCTGATCTTGCCCCTGGCGTACCGGGTCGATACCCGTGCGTGAATGTTCCCGGTCGCCGTGATCGCCTGCTCTGCCGAATAGACCCGCACCGCCTGCAGGTTTTCACGCGACGACACCGATCCATAGACCACGGGCGCATCCGTCGCCGGGCGAAAGCTGCGGATGAAAAGCCTGATTCCGAGGTCGCCCTTTTCCGAGGACTCCAGCTTGGCTTCAAGGTTAGGCCCATTGAAGAACCCCAGCGCATGAGCGCCATTGAACCCCGCCAACGCCGCCGCAGTCGCGCTCGGATAGGAGTCGAGCGACGGGATCATGGCGTCCATCGGACCGGCAATGATACCACCAGACGTGTAAGCGCCGACCATATTGGTGGTCAGATCGATATGCGTGCTGTCATGGATGGCAAGGATGACCTGACCTTCTGTGTTCAGCGCAGCCGGGAGTCCGCCCGTTCCCGTCACCCCAGAAATGTCGATCGCCATCCCGGCCGTAAGCTGCGTCGGCACAGGAGCGCCATCGGGAGGCGCTGGCATGGCGGGCAGGTTGATTGTTGAAACCGTCAGTCTCACTTTGCCGGTGCCGTTGTTCACCGCGCCGCTGATCGCGATGGTGGCGGTGGCGATGACATCGAGATTTTCCAGCGTCACCCCAGGCTTTGCCGCCGTCGCAATGTATTCCAGCGACAGCCCAATCATCGGCGCCCAGCGCTGGAGCACGTAATCATAGAAAATGATCATATCGATCAGGGCGCGAGAGCCAGAGGTCGACTTGAATGCGAACCCCACTCGCGTCGAATTTGGATCGGATGTGGCGACGAACAGTTGCGGGTTGGCCGAATCCCATTCCGTCGAGAATGATCGGTCAATTTTCTCCTTCCCGATCGGCTGCGGGAGTGACCCCGGCGTCAACTGCTGGAAGCCTTGTGCCGAATAGAAAAATATATTCCCACCGGCCTTGGTGAAGGCATAGGGCGAGGCCAAGCCCTGATCTTCGCAAATGCGGGTGATCTGGAAGATGTAGCTCGATCCCGGCGCATAGGTGAGTTGGCGGATCGTGGTGTCCTGGAAGACGACGCCGTACTCGCCGCCGGCCACGCCGCGGACGAGCCCGCCATCAGCGAAGTCCTGAAAATCACTTTGATTCACCCCCGCCGTCCATCCCGTAGTGTCGCCGATCGCCGACCATTGCATGCGATAGGGCGTCGACAAAAGCCCCGAGAGCACCACAAACTGCCCGACGATGGTGACATAGGCAGCCTGCGGGGGCGATCCCGCCACGTCCGCAAACGCCGTTGACGATCCCATAGTGAATTGCTGCAGCGGCACATTCGCCTGGGCCGCCAAGACGATCGAACCAAATTGTGCGAATTGCCAGTTGGCGTTGCCGGACACCGCCGCATAGCTGCCGGCGCCCTTGGAAACATCCACCCACCCGAAGGTCGAATTGTCCAGCCGGTAGAGCTTGGTCGCCGTGGCCCCAAACACGACGATCGAGCCATCCGACTTGCGCGCCGAAAAAAAGCCCCGGCACGGACCGGATAACGTCTGGGTGAATGCCTGGTGATCGGAAAATGGCCCATAGCCGTCGCCCCGCGGGACGACATTGCTTATGACCTGGGATGCGATACCTTCGTAATCGCTCACATCAGGCTTGAATTCGCCGAAGGGGAGGAGGCTATCGGGCACGGCCTAAAACTCCATCGGCGCCATTATGCCGCGACCAACCAGCCTGTTCGTCTGTCCTTTGAGTACATCATATGCTTCGATGGCCAGCCCAAAGAACTTCTGCGCCTCCTCATCCTCGCGGATCACATGGGCATACAATTCACCCTTCGCACGGCACCGGATCATGCGTTCCGCGATCTGCGTCATCCAGGGGTTGCCTGTCTGGTCGTCTGTGGTCGGCGGGGCGATCCTCTGATGCGCCGCGATCCGCATCTGGTAAGTCGTGTCCGGCACCGGCCCAAGACGAAGCTGCTCATTGAAATAGGACCAATTCCAGGGCTGACCCCGCATCAGTCCATTCTGGTTGAGGACTTCGATTTCGGTGTCCGTCCTTCTCGCGATTGGCCATGGGATCGACCCGATGTAGAG